AACTCTATGTTTACCATATTTCAACTGTATTTTAATTATTGAATCATATTGTTCCTCTATTGTATTCATTGTATCTATGTATTTATATGCTTTTACAATATTATATGATCTTTCAAATAGCCTTCTTACTCCAGTAGCATGGAAGTGTAGATATCCTATTCTTGTATCTATATAATTACCTTTACCATTATATATAGTTCCATTATGATTTCCATTTTCTACATTACAAAAATCACATGCTCTAAAAAAGATTTTACAATTTCTAGGAGTACCTGGCATATAATAGAATTTAGTAATATTTCGTGCGGGTCTTTCTATTTTAAAGTCTTTATATGCAGGACTTGATTGATCTACCATAGAAAATGGAAAGTCTCCAATACGAATAATTGATACATCTTTTGGTATTTTTTCAAGCTCATGAATTATGTTTTCTCTATCACATGGATCTTTATCATCACCCTGAATTGGCATATAATATATAAATTCATCAGTATCTATAGGAAATATAAATGTACAACTATACCTATTTTTTTCAATATATTTACTAAATATTGTATTCTGTTTATCTCTATCAATTGTAGGTTCATAGTTTATATCTACCCCTAATTTTGCATATTTTTCATATACTCGTAATACTTCAGGATGTGTTGAGCCATTATCAACTATAATAACATTTTCATATCCAAATAAATATGAATAATATTTAATAAAATCTTCTATAAGATCATATTCATCTTTAGTAACACATACTACTTTTGCTATAGTCATTATACAAAAATAATATTTTATTTATTTAAGTTATATATCTAGTTATTATTTATAGCGTTTTCTACGTACATTTAGTTTGTTTAGAAATGTTTGAAGATATTTTTTTGCATCTTCAAACGTTTCAAATTGTTGTATTGCAAGAACTTCTATTTCAAGTTCTTCTTCAGTTAAGATATGTTTATTGATTTCTAAAAAATCTTTGTAGGTATCGGATTGAATAGCATTATAAAGTCCTTTTGCTGTCCACTTTTGACGAGGTATGGTAGGGGGTTTGACTGATTTTATATCTTTTTGTTTTAAAGATATCGTTTTTAATTTAGATAAACCTTTCCATTTTTCAGTAATTATTTTACATTTTTCTAATATTACATCTAATGATATATCACCTTTCATTAAATTACATGATCCACAACATGGTTTACAATTATCAAGTGTATATTTACGTATTGTATTATCAACTCTATCAATACCAATTCCACTAATTTTACGAAATCCGCATAAATAGCATGGAGACTTTATTAATTTATCCCAATCATCTTTTTCTATTTTAAATTCTAATTTACGTTCTTCTTCTGCATTTTTTTTATAATTTATATATGATTTATTTTGTGTATTAGTATAATATTTATTCCATTTCTTAATAAATTCAATTGTTATAGGTTCTTTATTTGCAATAAATTTACATTTTTCTATAAAATATTCTGGATCATATATAAATTTCATGCGATTGCATACTTCACAACAAGGTACACAATTTTCTAAAGTATATCCTAAAGAATTATTAACTCTATCAATACCATTTACTTCTGTATTTATTTTGTGATTACAATAGTAACACTCTTTTAATATTAAATCAGAAAATTGTTCAAATGTTAGTTCAAATGCTAAATTACGTTTAATTGCACCCTTTATGTAATGATTATAATGTACACTTTTGTTTTTCATAGATTCTTCTTTATAATTACGCATTCTATCTTGTCTTTTAGCATCTTGCTTTTTCTGAGTTTCATTACATTTCATGCATCGTTTACTTTCTTTATTATATTTTGTAAGAAATTTATTAAATTCATTACCACAATCAACGCATATTGATTTGTCTGTTGAATTTAACTCTTTAAGGGCAATATTTAATTTTTTTCTATTTATAAATACTTTGTTTTCTTTTTTTCTACTTTTTTCTAAACATTCTTTACAAGATGCAAATCCTTCATCACAGACTGTAAAACATCCCCTTGCTATATCGCAAAATTTAATACCTTCTTCAATTTGCCTATCATAATATATATCACGTATGTGTTTTCCACAGTACTCAGTGCCTTTTACGTAATTTTTACATCCTTCATGTCCACAATTCTTTTTATCAATGTGTTTTTTATTAATACAATCTTTACAGGTCTTTGTTTCTTTATCAATTTCATTATTACATCCACGAAAGAAGAATCTACATAGATTTTTTCCACTTGAAATTAATTGATTATACTGATAAACGCGTTGATGACGTTTACAATATCCATTATCTAGTGAAATCCATTTACATTTTTCAATATTACATGGAATAATAATTTCATTTTTTGATAATTCAGTTGTCATTGTATAGTGTACCCAATTTCTATTATGTACATTATATAATGCTTTAAACTACTTAATTACTTGTCAATTTTATTAAAATATACAACATACCACAAAATACAGACGATTTGTGTACCCAATCTTTAATTCGAGTAAGCAAGTCCCCCCATACCAGACATCACACGTAGCACGTTGTAGTTCGTGGCGTATACGCGGACCGTGGAGCTCTTGTCGAGGCCAACGCAATTGTTGGAGACCGTGAGTAGGAGCGTGGTGTTATCGATACGAGATAAGTTGCAAGTACCGCTGGGTTGGTGTTGCTCAGGTTGGAGAGCGAAGGAGTAGACGTTAATACCAACGCAAGGAATGTTGGTGTGGTGTTGGTAAGGTTGGACCAAGTTGAAGTAAGAGCCTTCACGGACTTGGAAGCGATCGTGGCCGTTGAGTTGGAGGAGGGCAGTAATGACAGGGTTGCGTCCAGCCATACCTTCAACGCGAGTGACGGAGTAACCAGACTCGAAGCAAGAGCGGTCCCACCAGTCAGAGTAGTTGAAGGGCTGTTGGCCGAAGTAGGGGTTGATGACAGCGTCATCGCAGGAGACATAGGAGTCGCGTTGGACGACCCAGATGAGTTCCTTACAAGGGTGGTTGAAGTTGAGTTTGAGCTTGTTGGAGCTGGAGGTGATGGATTCGCCACCCGTGAATTGGAGTACATCAATGAGGTATTCGTGGGAGACTTGGGCGAATTTACGGCGTTCATCAGTGTCGAGGTAGATGTAGTCGACGTATAGAGAGGCAGCGGCGAGGCCAGTTTGGGCGACGCGGTTGCGGACAGAGTGGGGGTCAGAGCCAGTGCAGAGATCCCAGCAGAGGTTGTTGAGGGCATTGAACTCGAGGTTAATGCGGACTTCGTGGTATTGGAGGGCAATGAGGGGGAGGGCTAGACCAGGGTTGCGGCAGAACCAGAACTGTAGAGGCACATATAGGAGACCTTCTCAGAGACAGAGGGGGCACCAGGGTAGCATTCGTTGTCGCAACCAGGGGCACCTTGGATGATGACGTTGGTGAGTTCAGGGACGTTACCAACCATCTTGGCGTAACCAGCTTGCTTGCCAGCCTCTTGGGTGAGCTCATTCCAGATCTGGAGCCAGTCACCGTAGTGCTTGTCAATGCGTTGACCACCGATCTCGAGCTCAACGTAGGAGATGAGATTGTGGCCAACCCAGTTGAGCCAGCGGAATTGGGCACCAGAACCGTCTTGGGGTTGTAGGGTGACCTGGGGTAGGGTGGCTTGTAGGTAGATGCGGTGGATGAGATCACCATTGCGTTGGATCGTGCAGGTAACCTTCTTGCCGAAGTTGGGGGCACCATTGAAGGGGTTTTCAATGGACTCCATGGCGAAGTTAGTGTGTCTGCGGTAGACGACCTTGAAGAAGGTAATTTGAGGGTTACCCGTTAGGTAAACGTCTTGGGCGCCGTAAGCTACAAGTTGCATTAAACCACCACCTGTCATTTTATATCTTGAGTTGACAAAAAAAATTTGGCTAAATAAAATTTCACAAAAAATGTATACATAAGAATCAGTTTAAACATTCATTGTTTGTATTGTATAATCCAATTAAATGTCTGAAAGCACATTTTTTAAAGTAAAATCTTCAAAACAGAATAATCCGGAAGCACGCTCCACGTTAGACGCTATTCACAATAAAAAAATTAATCGATTATTGGAAGAAAAAACAAAAATAGAAGATTATAAGCAACAGATAGCGGTACTTGAGTCAAAACTTCGAGAAACTACATCAGATGTTGAAATTTGGAGATTAGAACAACAGGTTGAAAGTTTACAAAAAAAGATTAAACAACTTGAAAATGATGATGAAATTATGGACTATTATCTTCGATCTGGAAAAATATTGTATGATTATTATGATATACAAGAAAAAATACAAAATGGTACGAATGTAAATAAACAGTCTGCGAGAATAAAACCAGGGAGTATTCTTGCAATATTAGATAATATTGCTAAAGATGAAATAAAGGCTAAAGAATTAGAAGAATTTGGAAAAAACACAGTTGTGGAGCCAACAGAACATATTCCAAAAAAAGAGAAAGTTTTACAACGAAATGATCTTTTAAATAAATATTTATCTGTAGAGGATCCATCATTGGTGTATCAAGATGAACTCATAACAGAAGATGAATGGACGCATTGTGAAATGTGTGAAACAGAAATGACTATGTGTATGAATGAAGCTGTACTAACATGTCCGAAATGTGGAAATCAAGAGCATATTTTAGTGGACTCAGATAAACCTTCTTATAAGGATCCTCCTCGTGAAGTTGCATACTATGCCTATAAGAAGATTAATCACTTTAATGAATGGCTTGCACAGTTCCAGGCAAAAGAGAGTACAGATATTCCTCAAGAGATCTATGATCAGATTCTACTTCGTCTCAAAAAGGAGAGAATTACAAACATGTCCACACTTAAGAAAGATAAATTGCGTGAAATTTTACGCAGTATGGGTAAATCTAAATATTACGAACATATTCCACATATTATTAATAGGCTTAATGGACAAAATGCACCTTTTATGAGTCGTGAAGATGAAGAGAAGTTACGTCATATGTTTCGTGAAATTCAACCTGCATTTAAAAAATATATGCCTAAGGGTCGACGAAACTTTTTATCGTATGCGTATGTTCTCTATAAGTTTTGTGAGCTTCTTGAGATGGATGAATTTTTACCTTGTTTTACACGTCTCAAGAATCGTGAGAAGCTTATTATTCAAGATAAGACGTGGGAAATGATATGTAAAGAGATGTCATGGCAGTTCATCAGATCCACGTAGATAACGTCTTAACTTTTTGGGATACTGATATCGACGATATGAAACTATAAATTTGATCGCAATCAACTTAAAGTATAAATAATATAAATATTTAGGACAAAAAATGCCTATTGACTATGACAATGGAAAGATCTACAAACTTATTGCTAAAGATGGACATTATTATATAGGATCAACATCAACTACATTATCAACACGATTTTCACACCATAAACATGTTATAACTAATGGAAAAGCTACAAGTCATTATAAATATTTTGAAACAATCCCAATTAATGATATTCGTATTGAATTAATAGAAAGTTGTCCATGTGATAGTAAAAAAGAATTACTAGAACGTGAAGAGCATTTTATAAATTTATCTAAAAAAGATCCACTATGTCTAAATACACGATCTGCATTTCTATCTGAAGAAGCCAAAAAAGAGAAGAATGAGGTATATTATAAAGAAAATAAAGAAATATTACAAGAAAAAATGAAAAAATATTATGAAGATCATAAAGAAGATATTATAGAAGAACATCGCTTTTATACAGTAGTTAACAAAGAAAAAGTCGACGCATATCACGCAGAATATCGTAAAGAGCATGCAGAAGAGCGTCGAGAATATTCAAAGAAGTATGCAGAGGAACATCCTGAATGGGTGAAAACTTCACGCAAAGCAAAATATGAAAAAAACAAAGCGAAAGAACTAGAACAGAGTAAAAAATACAAAGAAGAGCACAAAGAGAAGATTGCAGAGCAAAAACTTGCATGGCAACGTAAGAAGCGTGCAGAGTATTTGGAAACACATGCAGAGGAAATTGCAAAGAAGAAAGAGGAAAAACAGAAAAAGAAAGAGGAACGCATTGCAAAAGATCGCGAAATTACAAAGTGTGAATGTGGAGGCTCTTACCAACAATATCAAAAGAAGAGACATATGGAGAGTAAAAAACATACATCCTTTGCATCGGCTTAATCACTCATGACTATTTTTAACTAGTCATGAGCGATGAAATTTATGAAATTTGTCCAGGAATATGGTTTGGACCCTATGATTATACGTTTACAGAGGATTGTATACACAGAATGACTCATATAATTAATCTTGACACACTTGAATCATCTACAAGTACGCGTGCACGTATTCTCTGTAAATTTCGTCACTTTCCATCCTATGATCAAGATAATTTTCCAATACTAAAAATGTATCTTGAAGATGTAAAAGAATTCATAAAAGATGCCTCAAATGTATATATACACTGTTATATGGGTTCAAATCGTAGTGCTATAATAGCATGTGCAATTGCACTTGAAAGGACATCTGATTCATTTAATACTCTATTAAATCGTCTTCGAACTGAAATAAAAACTAGACCTATTCTTACCACAGATAGATTTCTACAGCAATTGATACTATTTGAAGAGGAACTACTTACCAGTCGATCCAAAGCCTCCTTCACCTCGCACAGTATCAGGAAGTGAATCAACAACTCGAACTTCACGAATCCAACCCATATCTGGAGCAACAATTTGAACAACGCGATCTCCCTTCATGACAGCTCCTTCACCAAAGAGTGGAGCTTTGAGTTCTCCTCTATATGTCCTATCAATGACTCCAACTGAATTGGACATATGTAGACCAGTCTTAAAGATAGAAGAACGTGGAACGAGCCAATAGTGACTGTCTCGTTCCTTGTTTGTTTTTGCATCAATACGTACTAAGCGTGCTTTGATACCTTGTGGTACTAGAATGCCAGATTTAATATTAGCAAATGTAAATGATTCTGCACAGTAACAATCATATCCAGCATTATCATCAGTCCTATTTACTTCGTTTTTGTATCCTAATACATTTTCAGAATTCATAACTTGAATCTCAAGGCGATACCAATGTGTGTAGTCCTCCATTTTTTTTCCAAAGATCTACACGATGAAGTTCCTCAATTTTTCATCCAGTTTAAAATTCCTAATGATCCAGTAATAAGTCCTGCACCCAATAATGATTGCATATTTGGTACTTCCTTCGAAAAGATGAGACCCCATGAATATCCTGCAACTACACCTATAAATGTTAGAATACTAAATATTGCAGTTGGTAACAAAGGTATGCTAAAGAATCGTAAAGAATACCCTAAGAATCCTATAAAAATATTAAAGAGTAATAGGGGTGTCCATATTTTAAGATCAGTTTGAATAGGTTCCTTTTTATATAACAACCATCCAACAAATGCAAGTAAAGCACCTGGATAGAGCCTAGACATTGAGAGCCATGGTGTATGTGCTCCACGTGGTACTTTTGCAACTAAAAATATCAATGTTTCTGTAACAGCAGATAATAATGCCATCAAAATACCCCATGCAACGCCTTGAAACTGTTTCGGATAATCTTGTATAGAATTCGGTTTTTCAACATCCTGTTCTTTAGTAGAATATGAAATTAATAGAACACCCACAAATGCTAGAATTAAAAGAGGAAAAATTGACCATGAAAAAGTATCACCTAAAAATAAAACACCTGCAAGTATATTCATAAAAGGATATGTATAGAAGAGTGCAAGTGCAGAACCAGCGGGAAGAAGTGCATAGGAAATATAGCTTGATGCTATATGAACTATGTTCATAAGACCCAATAATAATGAATTTATTGAGTTTGGAACTGTTCCCCATGTTTGCTCACGTTCGGACGGTGTTGCCAGTGCTAAAGACAATATACCATATGTTCCAAGTCTAGCAAGTAACTGTGTCGATAGAGATGCAGGAATTTCTTTAATAATAACAGGGTGAAGGGCAAGGGCTATCTCTGCAAGTATTGTTGTATAGATAGCAGTTGATTCTGTAAAAATCATATCTACTTGATTATATTATTTTAGTTGGACTACATCTTCAAATAGATGCATACGCCAATGTCCTGGCAAATGATGTTGTACTATATAATTATTTGGCATATGATATACTTTTGATCCATCATGAAGTTTACTATCCAAAAGTGGAATAATAGTTCCTTTATACCAACTATATGTTAAATTATGTAAACCAACTGCACTTGTCTCACGAATACCATATTCATATACATATTGAATATTATTAAATGGCATATCGTAAAATTTACTATTCACAAATTTGGTAAATTCAGATTTATCATAAATCCAGAATCCGCAATATGGATTCTGATCATTAATAACATAAGGACGATTTAGAATATTTACAGTTTTTGTCAGATATTGATGTAACTTTCCATCAGGTGAAGTACAATTATCTGTAGTATATTCCTTTTTATCATCTCCAATTTCAATTCTTAAAAATCCCAGATTATATCCATTTGATATAACATGATCTTTATATGTTAACCAATACTCAAGTGCTTCATTTGGAATTAATATATCATCTTCAGTATACATAAATATATCATAATCATTGATTTGTTGTTTAATAAGAAATCTTGGACGCCATGTCAAAAAATATGGATGTTCATTTGAAATATCATGATATATTACAGAAATATTTCCATTAGTATTTTTATGAATCATTGACACATTAAATTCACGACTATTTGTGTGAATAAATATATCTGTAGAGCATATGTATGAATTGACTGCATTTATAATACGATTAAGATATTGAACACGATATTTTGTTGTATCAGTATAATAAAATGCAATATGCTTAGCAATTTTCATATTTAAGTATACTTATAATGGTTGTTTAAACTATTGATCAATAAACATTTTTAATGAATATTCATTACCATACATATCAACATTTGAATTGTGATATGTTTTAGCATTTGGATTTGCTTTACATATATATTGTTCTGGATCCCAACGACCTGTTCCTAATTCATGCATACTCGATAATTTTAAGAAATAGGCTCCAGTTGACCACCAAAAATGCCCTGAATAGTGTAAAAATGGTTGATGCTGAAGATTAACACCAACTAGATCATATGTATCTAAATCCTTTATACATTCTTCGTAATTCGAAATTAAAAAATATTCCATAAATGTTCTCCAAGCAGTTACAGTTTTAATATGAGGTGGATTTGTATGCCCAACACCTTTAGAATGTATATATAATAGCTTATCTCCAGGTTGAATGTAATTTTTTATTTTACGAACAGTAAAACTTTCAAATGTTTTATCATTTATACCAATATCACCAATAATAAACTTTTTACCAGAATTTTCAATTAGTGTTTTAACTGAATCTATATATTCAGGTAGACCAACCAGAAAACAATAAATTGTATCAACCTTTTTGTATAATTGACTAAATACTATTTTATTTATTTGATCTGTAACAATTGGTAAAGTCTTATCATTACAAAAAATATGATAAAAAATGTATGTACTCATAGTATTGTATACGTATTTATTGTGTATATTATTTAAGTAATAATTATACACAGTTTTAAAAATTGAAAAATATGAATTTTTAGACTTATAAGTTATATAAAAATGTGTGATTCTACATCTAAAAGATTGTGTAATACTAAAGATTGTGAAAAGTGTTTTGAACGTTCATTCGCATCACATGAACGTTCGAAATACTGGAGTAAAAGAAATGAATTGAGTGCAAGGGATGTGTTTAAGAATTCTAATTCATCATTCCTATTTGATTGTAATGGATGTGGACATGAATTAACACTTTGCCCACGTAATATTAATTCAGGACAATGGTGTGCATATTGTAATAAAGGGAAATTATGTAATGATTTAGAATGTAAATATTGCTTTCAGAGGTCATTTGCAAGTCATCCTATGAGTTTATCATGGTCACCAAGGAATCCAAAATCAGTACGTGAATATTCATTAGGATCTGAAGCAAAATGTTGGTTTAAATGTAAAGATTGTGATCATGAATTTAATACTACACTATTTATTATAAAGCAAGACAAATTATGCCCATTTTGTTCAAATCAAAAATTATGTGAAGATGAAGACTGTCTTATGTGTTGTAGTAAATCATGTCAATCAAATGACTTAATATGTAGAAGTTGGAGTACTAAAAATACATTTGATCCACGAGATGTATTTCTTAAATCAAATAAGAAAGTATATCTAAATTGTGATAAATGTAATCATGAATTGTATATAATTATTAATAAATTTAATACTAAAGAAGGTTGTTGTAAATATTGTACAAATAAAGTATTATGTTCTGATAATAATTGTAAATTGTGCTTTGATAAATCATTTGCATCACATCCAAAAGTGTCGTGCTGGAGTTCTAAAAATACTAAAAATCCTAGAGATGTATTTAAAGGTTCAGAAAGTTTATACAAATTTAACTGTGATAAATGTTCAAGGGAATTTGAAAGTAGAGCGTATAATGTACTTACAGGTTATTGGTGTCCATATTGTAAGAACAAATCCGAAGGTAAGCTTTTAGAATACTTGGAAAAAGAATATCCTGAAATTAAGAAACAGTTGCGGTTTGATTGGTGTATAAATGAAGAAACTAAACAGAAGATGCCATTTGATTTTGGAATTTCTGAAAATAAAGTTCTTATAGAACTTGATGGAGAGCAACATTTTAAACAGGTATCAAATTGGGGTTCTTGTGAAGATGTTCAAAAGAAAGATATTATAAAAATTAAAAAATGTATTGAAAGTGGATATTCAATAATTCATTTATATCAACCATTTGTTTGGAGTGATATGATTGATTGGAAATGTATTATTAAAAGTCATGTAGACTCATTAAAAAGTATAGATAAACCTCAATGTATATTTATTGGACCATATGATAAATACAAATCGCATATTGATGCAGTCTCAGATTATTGTGAAGTAATTAGTAAAGAGTACTCAAGTTCGTAATAACAATTATTCCTCATTTGAGTACATTTTTAATTTTATAATACTACAAAAGTATTTTGGTACATATTTCTTTAAATTTAGCGATCCGTAACTTTTTCGATTTTTCAAAATTTATTCGTTAATTACGGTTTAAGGGAAGCCAACCAATTTGAATCCTAAGCCCAAGCCCGCTCCTTGCCGAGTTGTTACACCCATAGAAGGGGAAACGGCATCGAGAATGGCGAAGACAACGGCAGCGAGCACACCGAGGGTGGCGATCTCGTCCATGGCGAGAGTGCGACGAGGGATGAAGATAGCAGCGGCAGCAACTACTAGACCTTCAATTAGATACTTAATCACGCGGTTAACAACTTCAGCAACACCGTAGTCCATCTTATATTTTGATATTCGAAAAAAAATACACAGAACCGTAGAATTATTTTGTTACGAATATACGATAATTATGCAACTAAATAGTAATTAACAGTTTAAAGCAAACGTTTGATTAACCGGGAGAATAAAATGAGTAAGTCTAAACAAGTTCTTGAAGATTACCTTGATGAGGATCCTGAGGTTTCTGGCCAAAAGTATGCACTCGTAAGTTTTATTTCACCTGAAAATGTACTTCTCAAGAAAGATATCTTCTTTTTTGAACGTTTTCTTCAAGAGTATGAGATTCAATGGAAAGTAAAGAATCTTGAACAATTTCTTGCAAAGTCAGTCACTGATATTAATTCCATGCTGTCAGAACATGTAAGCAAACTTGAAAAGGAGGGTCAAACTGAGGCAGCTGAAATCTGTCGCAAATCATATATTAAGATTGATGATGTTCTAGGTAGTTATCAACAATTTGTATCAAAAAATCAGAAAGAAATTAATACAACTAAACTTACGGAGGAATACAAAGACTTTATGTTTAGAAACCAAAAGAAGCTTGAGGATGAGTATCATGCCAAGAATGATTTCCAGACCTCAATTCGTGGTTTTAAGGTGCGTGGTGTTGTTCGTGATGAACATGAAGCCAAGGCTCGTGTAAAGAAGATCCAAAACTTTGACAAAATTCATAACATCTATCTTGCTGAAGTAGGTAAGTGGACTCCATGGGATCCTGCCCCCAGTTCCATCGAAGATCAGGAGTATGCTCAAGATGAGCTAAATACACTTATGAAGAAATACAAGGAAAATGAAGCTCAAAAGGATCAGTTCTTTGAAGAGCAACGCCGTGCTGGACGTAAGGAAGGAAAACAAGAAGGATCTGATGAGAAATTTGTACAAATTATTAAAGATGATACGCCTGCTCCTGCAAATACTGTTGTAGAAGGTAAGCCTGAAAATGTAGAAAGTATGTTTAATGCACCGGGCGATCTAGCCCTTGCACGGAAGATTGAAAAGGCTAAAGAGGATGATAAAAAGAAAGAATAGATTCTTAGGGGGAATAAATAGTAAATAATAATGTATTAAATACATATATATTTACTACTCTACGCAAAGTAACCAGTGATCATGCTTGTAGAAGGAACAGTTTTCTTTTGGCAAGACTGTGTGGTTCCGTCACAGAATTCACCTTCAGGGCAAGGAACTCCACTGTCATTGGGGGATCTGCATAAGTAGTCAGTGTTGCGATCAGGCACATATCGCGTACCAGATCCCATAGATGTTACAGATGGAACTTGCATAGATGGTCCGCCATTTGATGGAGAATCTTCAAAACCAGAAACAGTACGAACAAGTGTTCGTATTATCCAAGGAACAAAAGCAATTATTGCTACTAAGAGCACCAGCATAGATAATAGACCCATAGGATGTGTTTTACGCGCCATTCTAAACAGCAAATAGATTTTGTTTATTCATTTACCATTTTGCAGTTCATCGTTCCAGTCACATCAACACTTGGAGCTGGAACTGGGTATACATATCGATCAGGGCGAATAGGAAGATCTGATAGTGGTGGTAAAGAGGGTGCAATATCAGTTTTGCAATACCCATTTATGCACCGTAGACCATCTGGACATACTCCAAGATTTGGACCACATTGCCCTTTATCAACAAATCCCTCATAAGGCTGTGGCATATTATATAAGTATAATAGCATCATTACCGATATAATTGCAACTATGAATCCCATTAATAATCGAAACTGGGTCATCTCTCTTTTAGATGTTAAGCTTTTCGCACAGTAATTGCAGGGCCTTTGAGTTTGCGCATTGCCATAGGATCATATTGATTTACATCTTCTTCATCTCTATCACGATAATGCATTGCAGAATGTTGCCAAAATTCAGGTGCACCAATACGGAATTCACCATGCATTTCAGCCTTATACCAGAAAATAAGATCTTCAAGCTTGTTACTTGAGCTATTGTTGTTTATAACAAGACACTCATAATTCTGTGTGCACTGATCCATAATTTGACAGAAAAACTCGAATGACGGGAAAGCAGCACCATAGTTATCAAAAATACGACGACGATTGCTTAGGTATGGCTCACGCAGAATAAATACATAATCGACATTGGTACGAAGGGCTGGTTTAATACCAAGGGGATATTGCATAGTGATGAGGAAGAACACTTTGAGCCAACGACCATTCATAAATAAATAACTAATATTTTTATCATATGTCCAGCTATCATCATACATACAGTCATCAAGAATTAAGAAACTTCGAGGATCATATCGTGACTTAGTAATGCCTGCTTCTTGTTCTCTTTGTATTTTTTGCATAATCAGTTTTTGTCGTTTTACAAAGTTTGCTAATATAATTGGATTGAATTCACCATGAATAAACAGAGGTGGAATGATTTTCTTAAAAAAACCATTCGACTCTTCTGTACCTGAAATAACAGTACCTAATGGCATATCTTGATGATGATATAACAAGTCTTTAACTAATGTACTCTTACCTGTACGACGACGGCCAATAAATACTGCAACCGCATCTTGAGGAATGCTTTTCATATCGAATTTCCGGAGATTCACACTCATACCGCCTTGTGCTGCCATGATTACTGTTCTTGGATAAAAAACTTCACACAGTCTTCAACACGCGAGAACTTCTTATAACTTCTTGTCTTTCCTCCTGAAAGAATGAAAAAAGTGATAACATCTATAACAAATACTGAATGTAGGGCAATAGATATAACAGAAGAAGAAAAAACTGCATTTTCACAATACAAATTTTTACAACGATATTATCCAGGTCTTGACTTATTCTCAAGCAATGACATGTCTCTTCAAAAAAATATGACTATTCCAACACGTTACTCTATACTCTCATGGAAACAAGAAGATAATGAGCAATATAAAGGAAAATATTGGATATGTGATTTAAAAGAAAATACTGAACAAAGTCTTAATAAATCAATATTTGATGTTCTATTTCCAGAAGAATCACAAACTGTAGATGTATCGGGACAAATTCTAAAAGATCAAAAAGTATTTGTTAAAATAATACATTTACTGGATCCTATTGGAATTTTACGTCATGAATATATGACACCTGAACATCCGCTCTTACCACAAGGAGAAAAAGCATGGAGACACACGCTACAAAAATTACATAGTCCAAATAATCAGGCCTATGTAGATACAATTGCAAATTTTGTACTTAGCCGTTTTCGTGAATTAGATTTAACACCTCACTGCACACTCTTTTATGGTTCAATGACAGGTATTGCAAATTCATATAAATATAGAATTTCAGATGATTATGGAAGCTATAAACAGTGCAGATGGTTTTGGAAAGGTATGGAAAGTCATGGAGCAAAATTAGAAGTTATTAAAGATGGATTGGATATTTCAAAAAATGAAGAGTTTTCAGAGATTGTCAAAAATTATTTTTGCTGTCCATTTGAAAATGATAGTCAATCTGTAACAGATTTAACCCCTGATAATATGTTACCAACATTTGATAAAATAGATGATGGTACAAATTCATTACATTCTTTTACATTTGATGATAATATTGTAAATAAACTAGTTTTACCTGATACACCAAATGTAAATTCTGGTATGAAAAAATCTGAAAGTCATGAATCAGGTCTTGGATTTAGTGCATACAATCAAGATTCATTAGATATTCCTGAATTAATTAAAGAAGATGAGAGTGTTACTGATGAACTAGAGAATAGATACGATGACGAAGATGACGAAGATGACGATGATGACGATGATGACTCTGAAAATACAGAGGACTCATTTGAAATTAATTTAGAACTACCTTCCATGCCAGTAATTCTAGTCTATCAAGAACGTCAAGAGGGAACTATGGATGAATTATTGGAAAAGGAAGAAATAAATGGACATGAACAGGTATCAAAAGAATGGGAATCAATGTGGCTTGCATGGATTTGGCAAATTATGGCAGCATTAGGATTTTTACAAAAGGCTATTTGTTTTACTCATAATGATTTACACACAAATAATATTATATGGAGAAATACTGATCAGGAATATTTATATTATAAATCACGTGATGGAACAACATGGAGGGTACCAACATATGGTAAAATATTTAGTTTAATTGATTTTGGACGTTCTATATTTCGACTTGGTAAACAGCTTTGGATTTCGGATGATTATTGGCCTGACCATGAAGCGGATGGACAATATAATTTTGGACCCATCTACAATCCTCTAAAACCAAAAATAACTCCTAATCCTTCATTTGATCTATGTCGTCTTGCAATAAGTATGATTGATGGTTTGTTTGATGATATTCCAAGTAAGAAAAAAGGTAAGAATGTTGCACTTTTATCCAAAGATGGTGACTGGAAAGTACATGAAACAAAATCTCAATTATTTAATCTACTATTTTCTTGGACAGTGGATGATCAAGGTAAAACGCTATATCAGACTGAATTTGGTGATGAACGATATCCTGGATTTGAACTCTATATTCATATTGCACAGGATGTTCATAATGCAATTCCTAGAGAACAATTTACAAAACCTGTATTTGATATGTTTAGATATCCAAAGAAACTTCCTGAAAACTGCAATGTATATTCAATTGGAAATTAGTATTAATATTACAATAATATTTGATATTTTATAATAAACTTATGTCTAGGTTTATTATAAAAAATAAATATAGATATCTATTTATCGTTTAATTGGACCAATTTGAAGTTCAAAATCAGACCCTCCTCCACCGAGAACAGTTGCAGGAAGTGGTAATGATAGTTGACCTATAGAGCTTGATGAAATAGGAAATTGAGGGAAATAGTCTGGAATTATTGCACCTAATAGAGCTATAAAAATACTACCACCTAGAAAATCTTGAAAAAATGCAGTTGTTTTATGGTGTTTATGATTATACTTTGATGCAATGAAATTTAGAATCATAAATACAAGACCACCGATAAACATCCAAGGGAACCATAGGGGAACTTCCATCATTGAAATATATCGCGAGAAAAACGCAGGTTATCTAAACGAGAACTTCATAGTCATCAAGCGGAGTACTCGTTGGCTCATTTTCAAGATCTTCAAAATCTTCATCTGCAGAAAGTGGCTCTTCAGGACCACCTAGGTCTTCAATACCGGAAGAGCGAATTCCATTCACCATGTCTGACCCGTCTGGATTATCTGAATCAAAGACTGCATCATAGTTTGCAAAAGAAACTTCAGGTTTTTCATCTATACGAATAATGGGGGGTTCTGTGATAATATTTACTGTAGATGTAGTTTGTTCAGAAATTTGCTCTTCACTCACTGGAATATCTACATCTTCTAGAAGCTCAGATGCAGAAAGTGTAGATTCGACAGATGATGAAGTAGTTGTATTATTCGTAGCATCTTCAGAAATTTTTGATTCTACAGGTTGCTCTTGTTCGATCTTTAGTTCCTCTTTTTGTTCTTCTTTATCTTTTTGTTCTTCTTTATCTACCTTTTCCTCTTTCATCTGTTCGTGTTCTTCTTTATCACCTTCTTCATCACTATCTTCATTGGATACAAAGTCCTTAAGAATAGACTTTACAGGAACTAAACTTCGAACTGCTTGAATAATACCCTCTTGTAATAAACCCTCTATAGATCTATAATTTTGCTGTTTTTCAATACTAGATATATCATCTCGAAATAAGTAGGTAGATCCCCATAATAATTTACTTGTTTCACAAAGTACTTTAAACATAAAATGTTCAACCTTTGGAACTGTTATTTGAACTTTCTTCTTATTTGATGAAAGGCGAATAGCTGTCAATACTTTTGTATGTGCAATAAAAACCGCTGTTAATAAATCATCTAAATAGTCACATCCAGAGTTTGACTGAATATTTGTTATTTCAGTGTTAACTTTTTCCATATTCCACTCAGGTATATCATTTAATAAATTTTGATAGTGCCAAAGAACTTTTTTTGTTTCACTCTGCGCAAGAACTTTTGCTTTTTCAAGTAAGTTTAAGAAGAATTGGAAATATGCAGGAACTAAAAATGCACATAGTTGTTTTGTGTATTCAGTTCTTGCATCGGAATATACAGACACAATTGAGTCACTCATGATTCTAATTCCAGAATTTTAAATCAAAATCATAAACTTTACGCTTTGGATGGTAAACTTGCTCCTAAAAATGCCCACATTGATCCTGCTTTTAAAATACACTCACCGTAGTCTATAAGTAAATTATTTTCATTAGAATTGAAATCAATATATTTTTTTAGAATTATATCTGGATTATATGCATTTTCAATATATTTTGGTAGATCATCTGAATATAATTCATTTAGGGTTTTTTCATATTTTCTCTGTAAATATACCTGTTTCCATATGTCTTGAAAATATATTTGTAAATCTGCACAATGTTGTATTGTTCGATATGAAAATTCATTAGGTAGTATATAGTCTTTAATTTCATCCAAATTTACTCCTCGTATTCCTTCAATACTTTTTGCAAGTTCTTCCCAAGTCGGCGTCATACATCGCATAATTGTACACCTTGAACGAATTGGATCTTGTAATTTACTCGAATCTCTACATTCAAGAATAAATTGAACTTGTGGAGCATGTGTTTCAAGAATACGACGTAGGAATGCTTGAGCCTCTGGAGTTAAATCATCTGCACCTTCTAACCATAAAATAGCGGCCTCTGTACGTCTTCCCCAAAGATGTAATTTTTGTCTGCCATCACGTAAGGTTCTATCTTTACGACAAGGACAAACAAATAATGCCCTATTTTTTTGTTGAGCATATTTCTGAACCCAATGACTCTTTCCACATCCTGGTGGACCTGTTATTATAATTGCAGTCTCTGCAGAGCTATTCATTTTATCTCTGAAAAGATTATTCAAACTAAACGTTTAGACTAAAAATACTAAAATTAGTGAGTTTTTACTGATTGTCTAGCAAGCATATCTTGATATTCTCGAATCATACGATCATCTTGTTCGGCATTTTTATGTAAACTTTGCATAAGGGGATTACTTACAACAGAATCAATCACTTCATTTTGATTACGCTCACGGCTTACATCTAAACGTAAAGGTATTCTGTATTCCATGCGTCCAATATCTCCAGCTCCAGGTGTAATACCACCTCCACCGAGTGGTCGATTAATAGCCATGGGTCGGTCATTAATATAATCTGTATCAAGTTTTTTGGATGTTTGACGACCAGGATCACCAGTAAAGATTGCCTTGTTTCCTGAACCTGCAATGGGTTTACGACCTTGTGCTATGACTTCTTTGTTAGGATTTGTACGCATATTGTATGCAAAGCTGGGATCCATAGAATCAAGGGAATTGGCAATACCAGGACCAGTCCAACCAAGATTGGAAGATAGTTGTGATTTCTGTGTAGGTCGTGCAATATCATCTGGATCATATACTTTGAGTCTTGTAGGTGCAGATGCTGGTGCAGCAGGACCCATATGATCCCAATAGATAGTTGTCTCTTTGACAGTTGTGCGAGCAATATCTTGAGGATCCCAAACAGTAACTGCAGGTGCACCACCTGCATAGCTAACAGGTGTACCTGTTTGTCGTATATTTCCAACAGTTTCACCACGACGTGTGGGGCGTGCATCATCTAAGAATGGCTGTGTTGTCAATCCAGTTTCTGCAGGAACCACATTTGTTGCAATAACACGTTCTGAAGTATCTGCACGTTCATTTGGTCTTATTTCAATAGAGTGTTTTCCATAATCAGAAGTAGCTCCATCTACAACTTTTGTATAGTAACCTTCCATATTTGCATTACGATAAGGTGTACCACCATATTGTTGTGTCATAGGTGTACGATAAGAACCTGATACATAACTCTGTCCATAGTCTTGAGATCCTGCGATACCACCATAGGCAACCGATGTTTCAGGGCGCGCCGTATGAGGCATGACCTGTACAGGGCGTGTTGTTTCTTTAATTAAATCACCTGTAGTGACAAAGAAACGCTCACCTGTTTCATCAATGTAGAAACGATCTGGTCGGTATTTACGTACTTCACCTGCAGAGTCTGAACCAATTCCAATAAAGTGTGCACCAGGCACTACAGGTGTATCATATGTATTTTTAGGGTTGGTGGCAACACGAAGCTCATCAACAGTCTTAGGACGCATAATTTCATTGATTTCAAGTTGATTGAATCCTCCCTTACCTGTTATACCATACTTCTCACCAATGGCAGGGCCAACATGTACAGGTTCAAATGGACGTTCACCATTTCTTGAAATAGGATCTTGGATACGACTCTGGAAAAAGTCAGTATTATCTTCCATGCCATAGGGATTTCCATAAGGTGCACGTGATGTTTCAAACATATTTTCAACTTCACGCTTCTTAATTTGTGTGGATCCTCCTCCATTGTACATATCCAAACGGCTTTGGTTCAAACTGGGTGCAATATTTTGTTTAATACGGCCACCATAGAAAGGTTGCATATTGTTATGTTTAAAGTCCTGAGATGCAATCTTTTGACCTGAAAGTGCGGATACAACATATTCACCATCTACGTAGTTAGGTGAACCCTCGGTATTATCAGAACGAAATTCAACCATTGGCTTATTTGATTCAATGGGGCTAGGTTCTGCATGAGGGTCCGGGGATGCATAAGGTGCTAGCGGTGGAACTTGTGTTGCATATCCGAGAGGCTGACCATAGGGGCCAGGATGAGGCTCGGACGGATATGTTTGACCATTTGGAGTTTGATACATCATATCAAGTTCAGGACCAAATCCAACTGCAGAGGCACCTTTGCGTGTCTGAGTGAGTGCATCACGATCGGGTCCTCGTTGTGCAGAGGTAGACCCATTTTTAAATCCTTCCACCTTTGTCGGATCTTCTGCAAATTGTGTTTTTGTTTGTGAAAATTTCGTTACAACATAACTTAGACCAAGTAGCCCTGCGAGTGTAGCCACTTCCATACTACATTATTGCAGGCATTAATTTAGTTGTTTATTAACAAGTGGTATTATTTAATAGTTTATATAATACTATTTGTTTATTACTATATTTATAATCAATGACTACCCAGCATAATCAGGAATTACATCAGGAAGTGAACTTAGTCTGTAATCTTGTCCATTGACTACCCAGCAACTACGAGGAGAGTGAGTATTGTATTTCTCTTTATCTTGGAAGCGACTTGGAATAAAGAAATCAAAGGGTGTTTCAAATGTTTCTTGAGGATTATGAAATAGAGGTGTCCAACGATTCCAACCTGTTGCACGAAGCGTACAGGGAGGATCAACAAGACGCATAAATGAAAGGGGTACAACTTGATCTGGAGCATTCGATAGTGATCGTTGATTCATTTCATTTGTTGCGGGATTGTAGAGTGCTGAATCACAACGAATACGTGAATCTAATCGACCAATACCTTTAAGATCAGATTCAACATCTGTACGCCACTGTCCACTTACCCAGGCATCTCCACTCTTTTGCAGACGTACTGTTGCATTTGCAGGATATGTTGTCGGACAGTTAAAAGCCGGGGGATTTAACATATAACGACTTGAATATGTACTAATTCTATTATCATCGACTTGATGAAAATCATCATATCTATTTCTTGTAAATGCCTGTTGTTTAGCAGGACAAGACATACTCTACTAGGGTAAAACTTATTAGTACTTTTCAGGATTATTGCAAACCTCAGTTTTGAGTGGAACAGGTGCAGGCATACCAGGATAGGCCCACATTTGATAGGTTGGTAGATGCTGAGGACGAACATCGATTTTCAGATTTGTTTTTACATTTGAGCGTACAACTTCAGTTTCATTTGCCTCGGGAGGTTGATACTGACGCCATGGACAGAATGTATTCGGAATATTGATTCCGCGAAGATCAGATTCAAGATCAACCATATTTCCTTTAATCAGACTTACTTCGTTACCACCAACAAGACCAAGTATATGTCTTTGAGGATTAGGGTTTAGAAACTGTGTAACTTGGTAATTGTATTTTTGTGGATTTTCTTTATTTTCCCATGGATGCTGTTCAACGGGTGCAAATGCATCAGAAAGTGAGGTCATATCTATATTGACTACATATCATATCTGAAATTATTAAACAAATACAGATATAGATATTTATACAATTAACTTTAGCAGTTAACATCACGTAAGTAAGAGCGTGTGGGAATACCGCCATGAATCCAGCCAGGTGCTGCAACTTCTTCTACAAGATTGCTAGGGCGTTGAATATTTTCCTTAAGAATAGGAATCATAGGGGTGTATTGTTGAGGGAAGAATTGTTCAGTAACTGTACCGCATTCTTTGCCCATACGCACTTGTTCAGAGTGTAAGAGCAAGCTCTCAACATTAGGATTACCACGACCACCTGCCATGTAAGGAACAGAGAGGAAGGGACGCGCCTGTGCACGTGTCTGGCAACGATTGTTCTTGAAACCAGGTTGATTGCGTAATACGGAATCAGCATCAATGGCAGCATTATTCCAACCAAAACCTTCACGAGGATATATGAGTAAGTTATCGACAGAAACAGGGTTTACACCGGACGCCTGGGGAACAAGATTTGTTGTCATATAACGACCAGGTCCAACAGATTGTGAATAGTAAGATTGGATACCACATTGATCATCACGTGCATGTGTCATACGGTTAATATTCCAAGATGCCATTTCTCCTATATCTGAGCGGTAATAAAAACTGTTGCATAAATATAGAATGAAAAACTCACAAGCCAAAAAACTTTGTCGTTGCATAAAACATGTTCGCAAAACAATTCGACCTCGTAGAGGTCAATCAAAAGAATCAGGTGCAATTGGAGTATGTGTAAAATCTGTTTTGCAACGTCGTGGTCGGACACTCAAAAAATTCCGATGCGGGAGTAAACCCATGTTAGTTACACAAAAACCTCTAAAAGGTGGATCTTGTGGAACTAACTCATGTGGATTGATGCAATAAAATAATATAAATAATAATTTATATATTAGTATGTAGAATATAACAGAATGTCTCTAAAACAAGAAGATCAACCACCAAGTAGACCACCTTTTTGTTCGCCATGGATATCATCCATTCCAACAGAATTAATTAAAAATAAGATCGAAGAAATACCTGAAATTGTATTATCTAAAAATAATATAATTAATGAACAATCGCAAAATAATATGTTTAAAAATAATGTAGTTAAGAATAAAGAATCAACTAAATAAATATTATTTTTTTGTTAGTTCTTCATACTGTTTTTCCAGTTTTGCCAGTTCACGCGCTACAAATCGACGATCCATAACTGCACCTGGATTACTTTGACTATAGGATGTATTTGCTAATCGAATTTGTTCATTTCGTACTTCTTGAATTCGTGCTTGAAGTTGTTTAATTTGCTCTGATTTCTCCATTGTGTTTGATTCAAAATTTATAAAAATATTGAATCAAATTTTTAAAATACAATTATATAATGAGAAATATTTATGAAGCCATATTCAGCCATGTGACAGGTCCACCATCTGTACCAGCAAGGCATGCTGCACGACCACCTTCTTTACATGTCTTTCCTGGAATCTTGTACAACCAGTTCTGATAACTTTCACGATCGTTGGGAATAGATGTACTTGGTTGGGTTACAAATTGACGCTGGCTCTGATTCTTTCCAAAAACATCTGTAGGATCAGAGAACCATTGGACACGGAAATAGTCATCTAGTGTCTGTTTTACTACAGGGTCGGTGACGGATGCAGCAGAAGGGCGCTGAGGATTATATTTATATTCATCCAATAAGACATTCATAAATGGATTGCGTGCAGAAGGAGGAGTGTAGTCAGGTAAAGCAGGTCCTGAATAGGGTGATACATCAATATTCGGTAAACTTGCTTCAACACCTACGATTCGTGATACAATACCATCACCTACAACTTTAGGATTTACAAAACCTTCATATTTGCCTTCTTTGGCAGCCTCACGCGCAATCATCACATCACGCGTATCATACGAAGAAACTGTGGGTGTTAGTTGAGTCTCTTCAACAGTAACAACTTTAGGAGGATAAAAATATATCTTTGTTGTCATAATGATGATTAACCATATAACACTTGCAAATAGTATACTGACTGCAACAGACATCCATCCACAAATGGGCATGCCTACCAAGCCAACAATAAGACCTAATGCAAAAATCCGGACACTAAAGTTCCAAACTTGATATTTACATTGAGGAATGTATTGCAAACTAAAACGATTTAAAAATTCAATTGGATTTTCCCAAAACGGAGGTTCACAGGTCTCCATCTTTACACCTATTTAGCCCCCGCATTCTTTGATTTCTTTGCCTCGAGTTTCTTACGAAGTCTCTGTTGAACGGCGGAGAGTCGTGCGGAGCCTTCACGTCCTGCTTGACGTGCAAGATCCATATCTTCAAATCCAAACATAGATTTTATTGATTCCATGACATCTACAAATTGAGGATTTGAGGAAAATTCTTTCATAAGTTCTTCAGCTTCACGAGCAATTTCTTGAGGACGAATAGCACCTGATTGAACTTTTTGTTGCAGACGACTTCCAATCTTTTTTATGGTTCCTTGAATGGCTCCAGGATTTTTTGTAAAAACTTGTACTAGAATTGTAAAAGCCCGGGACGGTGACTTCTCACACTCATCTATCATTTCTTGTGTAAGTCCAAGGTCCTCAGGTTTGATATCGCGAACAATTTCCTCTGCAAGTTTTCCAAGATGACCCTTTAGAAATTTCTCAGGTAACTGAGGCATTGTAAATCCATTTCCACTTGCATCTTTATTGCCTGCAAAAACCTTTGCAAACTTGCCCATAAGTCCTTCAAAATCAACAGAGTCAAGTTTACCTTTCCAATCTTTCATTAAATCATCCATCCATTCTTTACCTTTAGAATCTCCATCAAATCCATCCTCTAGAAAGCTACACATTGAAAGGAGTTTGACATATTCGTAAATTGCCTTTTTATTAGAGTCAGAGAGTGAATTCCAAAGTTCTTCTGGAATTGAAATACCTGGCATAATCACTCCAGGATTTACCGTAGTATCTGTTGATCCAATCATATTAATCTCGCTTTTGAAGCGTTTAATACGATCATCACTTGATAAAGCGAGAGCATCTTGAATCTTTGTTGCAAGTTCAGGAAAGGTCGAAAGTAGCTCGGAAGCAAATTCTTCATACTTTTTTTGAAAAACGGATGAAGATTCTGCTGACATATTTACTTGTGTATTGGTAATTCCCTTAAATTATTTCACGCATAAATATTTATGATTCATATTTGAGTGAAATTTTAAGAACATTATTCAATATAGATAGTTGTTTTGGTGTTGGATGTAATTTACCAGATTCAATATCTTTAATAGTACCACTTGGTAACGAACACATTGTATTTAGTTTTGTTTGATCATAACCAAGTTCAATACGCTTTTGAATAATAAGCTGTTTAGATTCATGACTAAGCCTTTTAATCTTAACTTCAGGCACAGTTTCAGATGACTCTATAGATCGAATAAGTTTTTGGGCATATGATATTTTATGTTTATCAACCAATGGTTTGGAATGTTTTTTATTATTTATAATAACTGTTTCCCAGTTTTGATGTTCCATTGTAGAATTCTATTATTCTATAATGATCCAACTTTAGATTGCATATTATAATTAAGATGCACGTGCTTTTTCACAAAGCACACAGAGTACACGAAGATACTTCCAGATAGCTTCATGAGTAGGTGGTGTCAAAGTTGCCCAGTGACGATCAAAGATTGCAAGAGCTGGCATAATTTCATTAAACTGATTTGCAATTTTAACATGTGCATAGCGTTGTACTGCTTCAATATCCTTCCTCTGAACAGCCTCATGCAGATCAACATAAATATGTTCATAGAAAAGGTCCAAAATAAGTCGTGGATTAATTTTGCGAGTACCCTTAATTGCTTCAAGCGCCATTTTTACATCCTTTTCACCTGGAAGAACTTCACATAGTTCTTCAAAAAAAGACACAAGCTGAGTATTAAATGCTGTCAACATCGACATCTTGACTTGACTATTTACTTATACTAAAACAATATTCTTTAGATTAATTTACATAGGTCGTTGACGTTGTGGTATGCCTACATCACGCTGTTTCATATAACTTTCTAATTGTTCATCTAACATCTCTTCTTTTTTGCTTCGTTTTCCAGACATATTCATTGTTTGAAAGGATGCTCCTTCTTTAGTTCCAACAGCAGTTGGTGTATTTAACATAGAAAATCCATAAAAATTACCAATCTCTTCATTACCTCCATTTCCTTGGGCTGATGTATCCATATTAATCATTGAATAAGAGTCTCCGAATGCATTACCAGCATCCGATACTAGAGGTTGAGGACCATCTATCATACCCTGTTTAACACCATTAGATCCACCTCCATCTTTCATTTTGCGTTCATATAACCAATTCATAACATCGGAATCTGTTCGAGGATTGGGCTCACCCGAAATTACAAGTGTCGGAACCTTTTTTAGCCAACTCGGTAATGGTTGACGTGTCGGAGAGGGATCAGCACAAATAAAGCGAAATTCTCCTTTATACGGCGTTTGAGACAGTTCTTGAATAAATGCTTTAGACCATTCACATCGATTCGAGTAAAAACAAATATGAACAGCTTGTTGTGGTCTATTCATGTTTCTTTTTGATTGTTCGAACCTATACGAAGTAAACTACGCACGCTTCAAACCTTAAAAATTTGAACTAAATTCTCAAAATCAACTTAATAGGTGACGAACTACATAATAGAGAATGGAGTTCGAAAACGTAAAAAATGTGGATGAAAATACGTATACATTTACTCTTAAAAATGCACATGTATCCTATGCAAACACATTACGAAGACTAATTATTACAGGTGTAGAAACGGTTGCATTTCGTGCAGATATGACATCCAAAGGAACTACAACAGATGTTACTATTAAATCAAATACAACACCTATGACAAATGAAATGCTAGCACATCGTATTGGACTATTACCAATTTATGTAAAAGAGCCACTTAAATGGGATAAAGATAAATATTCATTTCATCTAAGTGTACATGGTAATAAGGATTCAAATAGAGATGTATTTGCAAGTGATTTTGTAGTTACTAAAGTAGTTGAGACAGAGGAAAAGCCAGTTCAAGTTCCAACAGAACAATTCTTTGTACCTCATTCCCGCACTCGTCAAACATGTCTTATTGGAACATTGTATCCAGGTGAAGATCAAAAAATAGATCTTATTGCAAAGGCTACATTGGGTACAGGACGCGAGAATGCTCGTTTCCAACCAACATCACAATGTTCATATGAGTATACTCGTGATACTGATCCTGCACGTATTAATGAAATGTTTAAGAATTGGCTCCGTGATGCTAAGAAAGTTGATCCAGAATCACTCGATAAAGAACCTGAAAAACTTGCAACATTTGAGCGTGAATTTAATACTATGGAAGTTGCACGATGCTATCTAATGGATGAACGTGGAGAACCCTACAGCTTCGATTTTACTGTAGAATCAACGGGTATTCTAGATGTACCTTATATTGTACGTAGAGCATGTGATGTAGGAGAAGCAATGGTTGCAAAGTATGTAAATATTGATAAGACTGAAATTCCAGAAGGTATGACTGTAACTCCTGCAGATTCACGTATTCTAGGATTCGATTTCTTAGTAAAAAACCAGGATCACACATTTGGTAATCTTATTCAAACATATTTAGAACAAAATCATATTGATGGACCTGGTGAAACGAAAGTTACGTATGCTGGTTACAAAGTACCACACCCCCTTCGAGATGAAGTTCTTATTCGTGTTGGTGTGCAAGATGGTGAACAATCAACTGCTCGCAAGGCATTTGCTGAAGCATGTAATGGATGTGTGCTTATGTTCCGCCAGATGCGTGAGGCATGGTCAAGGGCAACTGGGATGGATGTTCCAGCACCTGCTATAGTATCTGCTACAGCTCCTAAAAAGATTGTACTTGGTCGTAAAAAAATTGGTGAGTCTAAAAAGTAGAAAAATATTATTACATTTGTTAATATAATATATAGTAATGTTTTTTACTATATATATTATATTTTAATATAGAGTTTAGTTAAGTATTACTCAACTTCCTCAATAACTACATTATCCTCCTTTGCCTTTTTGGCTTTTTCTTCTGCTTCCATTTTATTTACCATTTCTTGTAGATCAGCCTGTGACATTTGCTGTCCAGGATTTGAATAATCCTTTGCATCATAAAGTTTCATAAGAATAGGACGTACTTTATCTTCCACCTCTTTCTGTTTTTCCTTATATGCTTCAACAGACATATCAGTGTTCTCTTCTAGCCAATCAATTCCTTCTTGAATATATGTTTCACATTGTTTAATAGTATCTTCATCAATCTTCTCTTTTACCTTATCTTCACGGAATGTATTTCGTGCATTATAGAGATAGTTCTCAAAGTCATTACGTGCAGTGACACGCTCGGCCTTTTCCTTATCTTCCTCTGCATATTTTTCAGCCTCTTTCACAAGACGCTCAACTTCATCTGCACTTAGACGACCCTTGTCATTTGTGATTGTGATCTTATTTGATTTACCCGTTGATTTTTCAGCAGCAGATACATTGAGAATACCATTTGCATCAATATCATAGGTGATCTCAATTTGAGGTACACCACGAGGCATAGGCGGTAGCCCATCCAGTTGGAACTTGCCAAGTAGATTGCAATCACGTGTGAATTGGCGTTCACCTTCAAAGACCTGGATAGTCACACCAGGTTGATTATCTGCATATGTACTAAATGTCTGCGTCTTCTTGGTAGGAATTACAGTATTACGCTTAATGAGTGGCGTCATAATACCACCTGCCGTTTCTAGACCAAGTGAAAGTGGCGCAACATCCAATAGAATCAGATCGCTCGTCTTATCTTTCGTATCCTTATCCGCAGTCAAAATGTGTGCCTGCACAGCGGCACCATATGCAACAGCCTCATCAGGATGCACAGAGTCATTGAGCTTCTTACCATTAAAAAATGCAGAGACCATATCACGAATCTTGGGAATACGTGAAGAGCCACCTACCATAACAACTTCACTAATCTTTTCCTTTGCCATCTTTGAATCCCTAAGAACCTGTTCCAAAGGCGTAATACAACGCTTGAAGAGAGTTTCGCACAGGGCCTCAAATTTGGCACGCGTAATTGTGAGTGAAAAATCAATACCATCGTGGAGTGAGTCAATCTCTACCATAGCTTGTGTAGAACTTGATAGAGTACGTTTTGCACGTTCACAGGCCGTGCGAAGACGACGCAGAGCACGTGCATTTGATTTAATATCTACACCTTTATTTTTCTTCATAAATTCTTGAACACAGTAATCAACGAGGGCTGAGTCGAAATCTTCTCCCAAATTTGTTACCATGTAATATTCGCCCTCTATAGAATATTACAAGTCCAACTAAACAGTTGGCCACACGGTTCTTTATCCGTGCATCTTACAGTTTCCTGTAAGTTCAGACTATATCTTCACACATAAGTGTGGAACCCATTCGTGGATATTTCTCCATACCTATTATGGTTTAGGATACTTTATCTAGTCGTTGATTGTTCTTCTCCTTTCAGAGAAGCTTCAATGCGGATTGTCCATTGTTACATTCGCCACATTTTTACCATATCACAGTTAATTACTCTGTGCCCTCACCTCTGTCACCAGGATGAGTTGGTAGTGGATTAGCATCTAAAAATTCTTTTATAATATTTTTATGATTAGATATCAGGTCATTTAAAATTTTATCACTCTTTTCAATATTTTCTTTAGCAGAACATGGTCTTAAATTACTCCAATGAAAACATTTTAGTTGTTCATCATTATTTTGTAGATTAAAACTAGAACATGGAATGACATGATCAATATGCCATTCAGATTTATTATCCCAGCTCATATCATCCTTGAACTGAAATTCCATCCATTTTTTAAAAAAGTTAATATCACATCCAAGATATTGTATTGTGCTGTTATTTTTATTTGTCTTTTGTGCAAAAAGTGCTAATCTTATTCTTCTTCGAAGTAAAGCTCGTATTTTATTTTTAGGAAGATTATCTTTTTCTTTAATCTTTTCTCTATTATTTTCTCTATATTTCTTTTCTGAAATTTTCTGCTTATCTTTATTCCATTCAATTGGTTTCCAACATGTATTACATGTTTTATAATAACCATCTGATGATCTGGGAGCTTTTCTAAACATTGTAATATTTAGTTCTTTCTCACAGACTTTACAGGTCTTTGATGTTATAATAATTGCAGTTAGAGATTTTTGTTGAGTTTTGCGAGCTTGTCTTTTTTCAGAGAGACAAAGTTTACAAAATTTATCAAATCCATCTTCTGATATAGTATTTTTATTAAATAAATTAATAGGCTTATTTTTAGCACAAATTGAACAATCTTTACTAACAATATTTATTGTTTTGGATGCAATTGTTTCTTTTTTATTCGTAATCTTTCATGTTTTTGTTCTAGTCTACATTTTGAACATTGTTTTCTATATGTAATTTCACCATTACTTTTTCGTTCTCGATCAAATAATGATACATTTAATTCTTTATCACATTTACTACAGACCTGTGTATCCATATTAATTAATAATATAATAGGTAAAGTTTAAGATGCTTATTTTTCGACTTTAGGATGTTCCCGCAGTTAGAGTTCTTTTACTTGAGCCGAAAAGTTAACCCAAGTGGCCGTCACCAGCCGTTGCTTTTACTTCAAATACTCCATCATCAATGCAAATAAGTGAAATGTCGTGGGTACCCACTTTTGTTATCGCATAGCTCTTTATCTATGCTTCTTACAGTTTCCTGTAAGGTCAGACTATATCTTCAGGATATTATCCTGCCTGGCATTCGTGGCCATTTTACCATAGTTTTCACATTAGGTTACTTTGACTAGTCGTTGATCGTTCTTCTCTTTTCAGAGAAACTTCGATGCGGATTGCCCATTGTTACATTCTTTACCTTTTTACCATCTCACTATTAGTTACTCAGTGCCCTTATGTATGTCACCATCATAAGTTGGTAGTAAAGACTTTAGGGGATCCCCGCAATTAACCAGGTTTGTTAACGCGGAAGCCTGTACGATTAAAACGAACCACCGCAATCAAATACAATAATATTTTTCTCTCCATCGCCATTCTTATCAAGCCCATACGCAAGTGCAGCCGCAGTGGGTTCATTAATAATACGTAATACATTCAGACCAGCAATAGCACCTGCATCTTTCGTTGCTTGACGTTGAGAATCATTAAAGTATGCAGGTACAGTAATTACTGCATTTTTAACTTCACCACCCAAATACGCCTCTGCAGTCTGCTTCATCTTTTGCAGAACCATTGCAGAAATTTCTTCAGGAAGAAACTCTTTACGTTCATCTTTATACTCAACTTCAATAATTGGCTTTCCACCTTTTCCTTCTTTTACAGTAAAAGGCCAATGCTTCTTATCTGATTGCACATTTGAATCGTCATATCGACGTCCAATTAGTCTCTTAGCATCAAAAATAGTATTTGCAGTATTTGATGCAGCAAGCGTTTTGGCTCCATCACCAATCACGCGTTCATCCCCATGAAATGATACATAAGACGGGGTTGTACGATTACCCTGATCGTTGGCAATAATTTCAACATGATCACCTTGCCATACACCAACACACGAATAGGTCGTGCCCAAATCAATACCGATCGCAGGAATCACCTTAGCCATCTTGTTCTACAGGACTACTATACGAATGTTTTAAATTGTTTCACCTACAGGTTCCACAAATGCAGAAGCCAGTTGTTGTAACTCATCTTGTCGCTTCTTCCAATGTACTAAAAGGTGTTGAAGCTGTTGCCAAGGCAGAGCCTGTAAATAAAGTCCAACATCTTTCTCACGAATAAACTGTTTTTTAGGTTTAAGAGTGTATAAATACATGCCATGAATTGAAAAAATATGAGGCTTGTAAACTGCATGAATATATTCCCATTTTATAGTCTTTGTTATATGACAACCTACATATTTTTCATATAGGGTTTTCTTAATATTTAATAATTGATTATAATACTTTAGAAACTCTAAACGATCTTCTGGATAATAATACAAATATGTATCCATCATATTACTTGTAAATAGCTGTGAAAATCGAACAATCCCATGAGGCGTATTTCCACGCATACTTCGAATCATTCGATATACATTGGATCGAACTCGCCAACGATTTCCTTGCCCATCTTTCATAGTCACACCCTGCCAATCCCAACTATGTGATTCAACCTGTTTTCCAAACCATTTTGAAAACTCTTCACCATTAGTGGGGCCTTCAAGAACAGGAATAGAATGATGGGACATATCTTCATTCATAATTACAGTACCATCATCATACAAACATGCCTGATGAACCAAATATAGAGTTGGTTCAATAACTCGATTTACAACTCTATGTTCAGGATGTTGTAGTAAAATACTCATACAAACAGATTGTGAACAATCAAACCAGGGTAACCATTTCTCTAATGTAAATTCTGGATTGTTATCCTTCTGTTTTAGATGTTCTACTGCATCTGTTAGTAATTCATTAAATGATTTTTGAGAGTAAAATGTTCCGGTTGCACCAAAACTTGATCGTGTAACCGTATGAAAAACACCATCAGAATCTTTAAAACAATTTATCATAATCCCATCAAGGTATTCTTGATAAACGCGTTTTGTTGATAATGGAGCATCTTTCTCATGACTTGCTTTTGGAGGAGCCACACAAACTGGACGATTTGTCTCTTTATTCCAAACTACAGATCGAAACCATCGAACATAGGGCAACAGAAAGTTGCTTGATCCTTTTTCATATCGAATAATTGCAAATTTGGTATCATTTTCAATTATACGTAGTTGTCCACCCTGTTCTGACTGCAAAAATGTTTTTAGTAAATCCCATGATGAAAATTGTTCACAGAGCTGACGAAATACGGTAACTTGATATACCATTTGACTTGTAATATTATTAAGTGTTTAGGCTACCTGGGATTTTTATCTCTATTCTGTTTTCATAGAAACACAATAGAGAGTGAGATGGATGATGGTACTTCCGAACTAATAGATCAAGCTACAGGATCAGATACCACTCTTCCACAACAACAGCCAAATTCTGTTGTAGATGGCGAAGATAATACTGAAGAATCTCAAAATCAGCCTAATGATGAAGGTGAAGATGAAGAGGAAGAAGAAAATACAGCAGAATCTCCACCTGAAGAGGAAATTGATCCAATGTTAATTATTGAACTTGGAGATCGTATATTAATTGATAGTAAACAGTATCGTCGTACTGTTGGACGTGTGTATTATCGTAGTGCAGAACTTATTCGTATTCTTCCTGATGGTGTATCAAATACACTTGTTGACTTTCCTCGTGTATATAATGAAGAGAAAGGTGAAGATCGATTTGATGATAGCCTAGGTGTTGAAGAGTATTATATACTTGAAAAACATACAGAAGGATTCGACTCTTTTGTACAACAACAAGATCTACAGAAGGGACAGTCTTTTGAAACAATTCAAGAAGATAAGAGTGCTGGTCCCAAATTTGAGATTCTAAATGTTAACGAAGAGGATGATATTATTGAAGTGAAAGATGAGGCAGGTGAAACAAGCACTATTGAATTTGAATTTACTGGTATTCCCCTCACTCTTCCATTTGTAATTTTATATAAATACTATCCTGCGAAAGAGGAGTCTACAGAGGGAGCTCCAGCTGAACAGGAACTGGAAGAGGCAGAAGTTCGAGTACCAGAAGAAACAGAAGAGGGATTTATCGAGAGACCACGCATTGTTATTCAGAAAACCGGTACTATAGAACTTCCAAAAGTAGAGGAATATAAAGAGGCTGGTTCTGCTTCAAAAATCTATTCAGATACCATTCAAAAGATAGATGCACTCAACGATTTTCTTAATAGTCTTGATGTGAATAGACAAAAAGACCCACGTGCTATACGCGATATTCGAATTTTAGTCGAAAAGATCTTTCAACTGAAACAAGAACTTGTTGACTACAATCCTGATATGTCTGTACGTGGCACAAAAGATATATCAGCCTATTCCATTGGACAATTACTGCGTATGGCAAATGTACCCCTTGGAAGACCCGTTGTGGATATGAAAAAACGTATACTTACAAATGAATCAACTGCTGTAACAACAAGTGAAGGAGTCATACAAAATTCTTTAGGGACATTTACTATATTTCAATTAGCAAAACTAAAACAAACAACTGAAAAACAAAAGAAAATGATTGAAGATATTCGTGCCAGAAAAGAGACATTACAAGCAATAGAAGATAAAAAAGCTAAAAAACGTAAAGCAAAAGAGGAAGGGGAAGAAGAGGAAGAAGAAGCTGAAGAGAGAGATGAAGAAGAGACTGAAGAGGAAGAGGAAGAGGCAAAAGAGAAAAGTGGGAAGTTTTACTCAAATCCTGCTTCAAATATGCCAATAGATGCAAGTGATGCAATAGAGCCAGGAATGGAAACAGATGACTATTATGTTCTTAATTTTCTGGATGATACCTTGGGAATGATCAACTTTCATTCCAAGCAGGTATCCTCTGTACTCTCTGGAGTCGCCGAGTCTTCACCCAAATTTTGGTCATCAGAGCTAGAATTTTACAATGAATATCAAAAATCACTACAATCAAATTCTACAACAGATCAACTCTTTAGTGCGAAAACAGACACTGATATTTTTCGACGCTATGTACCTGACCTAGAAAATCCAATGTATCTTGGTATATATACTGATTACATTAAAGAAAATGGAATGACATTTGTAAATAAACTAGATAATATTGTAATTGCAAATGATCGTATGTTAAGTACAATGTATCGCAAAGGAAGCGATTTTCGTCTAAAACAGATTTTTGCTCCTGCTGAAGAAGCTACATTGCGTTCTTATCTCATGTTCCCAATTACCTATTCAAGTTTAGTCGGTTCTAAACGTTCTGGATCAGTCGCCATTGATTCTGGCAGACATACACTACCACTTCAATCAATGCTTGAAATATTTACAGAACTTGATGGTGTAAGTGATGTAACACGTTCAGATGGAATCATTGCATTAGGACCAGAAGGAAATACACTTGGAAACATTACAATTCGTGACTACATTGATGGAATACCTATTCCAGGTCTAGGAATTGGTGATGCATATAATGTACTTGTAGAACTTGGTCTTGATCATCTTGAACTCAATGATGCGGTATTAAAAGTCCTTGATGCTAAATTCAAGGTTTATCAAGAACAACTCATTTCTTCTCTGGGTATGCTTCGAACAGAAATTGCCAAGATTCCTGATTTGAATGAAGCTCCAGTTCTTATAAAAGTATTTGATACAATAGAGGCAATAGAGGAGAGTATTCGTTCTGAACCTATTCTAGTAAAAGATATTGGACGTTTTGAAACCGCCTGTCCAACCTTAGTTGATTCAGATCTTGCAAAAATTGTATTTATTATGAAATCTCATCGTGATCTTTTACAACTGGTATCTGGACAAGCGCCTCTCTATTTGGCATTAGAACGCAGTCGTATTGCTCGTGATCAATTCTTAGAGAAGCTTCATATTAATAAAATATTACAACAGATAATCAAAGATCGTGGTGAGCTTCCTGTGCCCAATAAATGCCCTCACGTTGCCCAACTTCTAACTATTCGTCGTATTCATGATGAATCAGAACGCTATGTAGCCTTAATTAAATTTACAAAGAAATATTTTGGTCAACGAAAAGATAACTGGATACATTGCAATGTTTGTAAACAAGAACTTATCTGTATTCATGAACGTCTACTCATGGAAGCATTCAAAAGTCCAAGAGAAAAGGATATTATACAGAAAGAGATGTTTTTAAATTTCTCTGATGGTGTATTCCAAGGTCATTTTATCTGCAAAAACTGTGGACAGCCTATGCAAGAATTAGGTTATGATACTCACTTAGAATATGATGATCAAGGCCGACCTATGATGGGTCGGCGTGAACTTGTTGATAAAGATGCACTACGTTTAGAAGAGATTGAAGAGATCTATGGTATAACTGGAACAAAAGATGATGAATTTGAATTTGAAGATGAAGATGATCAAAACTATTATAGAGTTATAAAACAGGTAAATATCATACTAGGAGTTAGTATGTCAAGAGAGACATATGAAAAGATTATTAGTAAAGTTAAGGCACAAATTACACGATTTCCTAAGCTGAAAACATATAATACTTTACGCAAAGCAAATCCTTCTGCATTTCCAGATGATTACCCTGTTGCAGTAAATCGTAATCTTGTATGTTCTACTGCCATATTTATATTTTTAGAAATACAATCAAAGATACCAGATTATACAATTACAAATTCTCTTCCAAATTGTATTGTTACATTTAAAGGGTATCCATTAGGGAAAGAGGATGATTTTAGTGGACTACAATATATGGCATGCGTACTTTCAAGTATAAGTCGTAATGAATCACCTTGGAATATGACTGGTTTTATGGCAGAAAAGCGCGAATCTGTTCGCCGAGAATTTATTTTAGGAAACTTAAAAATTATTATGAAAAATATTCTTGCAAATGATGTTGGCATTCAACAACAGCTTCAGGAAAAACGTCAGTATCTAAAGGAAAAGATAGGTGTAAGTGCTGAATCAAATCGCAGTGTTGACATTATTCCTTTTGGATTTTTACCAGAACAGGTAATTCTAAAAGGTGAAGAGGCAATCATACCTGAAGTTGCAAGCCGACAAGCAAATGGCGGTGTTGCCCTTACTCGACTATGGATTCGATATGCTCACCAACTTGCACATAAAACGGGTGTATTGATTAAAAATTCGCCATTTATGGAAACAACATGCTGTCAAACAAATATTGAGTTACCTGGCAACTTTTGGAAAAGCATACCTGATCTACCACAGTTACAAAAAACTCCAGTTGATTCACCTCTACTTGAAAAATCTACGATTAAGGTACATTTTATACCTAGACCTTTAACTGATATTCTTGTTGAAACACCTGAAAATTTAATGTATCGTATTTTCCTAAAAGTATGTTTTCAAGGCCCTCGCAAAGGTTTACCACATGAAGTGGGTCTTGACTATATTTGTCCTTGGTGTGGATTTGAATTTCCTGAGCATCCAAAATCATTGGACACACAGGTATATGAAGTAGGTGTAATTGCCCAAAAGAAAAAGAAGGAAGAGGGTGCAAAAGATCTAGTATCAGAAGGTCTTAGTGCTTTACAATCACAGGGCGTTGAAATAACTCGTGAAACATTCCAAAGTTTACTTGATGAAATTCATAGAAATAATGCCGTCGCGCCTTTACGTGTAAAGACACTAACAAGTATGAAAGACACATTAACTGATGTAGGTACTCTAGAACCACCACCCTTTGATAACTGGCAGACATTAATAGATACAACAATAGATGGTCTATTACGTCTTGCACCTGATGCAAATGCAGGTGATATTGCAGAAAAATTAGGCGATCTTTCAAATGCAGTCAAAATAGCTGAAACACAAGTTAAACAACGTGTAACACCTGCAACACAAGCAGTGCTTGATAATATTGCAAGATTACCATGGACAAATTTTTTCCAAGTCCTTAAAACATATTTATTAGTACCATTTGAAAAACTAGTATCTGAATATGATACAACTAAAATATTTATTCCATCTGAACTTGATTTAGCAGAAGAGCATGAAACGGATCTCAAAAATATTATAGCCAATAGCAATATTGTTCAGACTATGTTTTTATCCAGATTTAAAAAATCGAAATATGCACAATTAAAAGCAGACTATTTTATTCAACAATTATCTGTTATAGATGCATTTAAATCAAAACTTCGCCCAGTACTACTTCCTGGTCGTGCACGAACATTGAACTATATTCAACGTGCATTTTTGTATGGCCCCCTTGCTGATTTAATTAATCCAAATAAAGAAGTGCCTGGTATAGAAGATATTGGAGTAACCGATATTTCCCGTGGTATTACTGGCAAGGCAGTAGAAATGATACTTCAGGTTATTGTTGTAACATTAAATCGGTTTGATCAACAACGCTTTGCTTATGATGATAATATGATTAAAGATCTTATTAAATCGCGTGAAGAAAAAGAGAAAGTTACAATTATTAATTACATGGCTGGTCTATCACCTGAAGAGCGTCGTCTAGAATTTGAGAAGAAAAGACTTGGATTAGGTCGTTGGGCACGTGGTGTAGGAAAACAAGTATATGCATATGTCAAAGATGAATATACTGCAAATAAGAAAGAATTATTAGAAGCTGGAATAGCAACAGGTACTGATGATCAACAAGAATTTTTAGCTAGACAAGCACAGATGCTTGGTCTAATGGATGATGAAGGGAATGAGCTTCTAGGACGTGATGGTGAAGGTGATGGATATGATTTTGGTGAAGATGATGGTGAAAATGATGACATGCATGATTATTCTTAATCATGTATAGAGGTAAATGTCACATGTGATTGGAGAACGGTCAGAAAATCCATCTATTCATTTTCATGCAGGTATGAAAGATTTATTACGATTTGATCAGGTTCGATTATTAAATATAACAGGGAGTATTCAGTATGGACTTCTATATGCAATTATTTTCTTCTTTGCAGGAATAACTATTGAGTACATTTTTCCATCATTTCGTTCGAATACGAATATACAAACACTAATCAATGAAATTATTCTACAATGTATAGTACTTATTATAGTTATTTTTTATGTGAGGAAATTTATTGAAGCTATTCCAGGTTTTATGACATTTTTTCCAGGAATTCTTGATGTAAATAGCCTCATATCAAAAGGATTAGTACCATATGGTATTGATGAATTCCGAGGTGAGGCTATGCTTTCACTAATACTCATTGGAACACAGATAAATCTATTAAAGAAGATAAGTTTACTTGCAGTAAAAGCATCTACAAAGCTTTTTCACTAAAATATATGCGTTTTTATCATGTCATATATGTAAATAAAAGATATATGTCATGATATAGGTGTATAATGAAGCTGTTACTCTATTCTGGGCTTCTATATATAATAATTATAGCAATTGTATTAACTCTACAGCCTAGCATTATGTTTACGGCAGATGGTCGTTGGAAAGAATTTGGCATTGGAAGAGATCCCGAACGCTATACATGGATCCCATTTTGGCTATTTGCAATTTTAACTGCGATTGTCTCTTATATGTTTGTACTATTAATTGCAGGCGAAGGTTCTTTACCAGGTGTTGAAGTCATGAAAGAGACAGTTGTTATTAATCAGGAATCGCTACCAGTTCAAGAAATTTCAAAAAATAAAACTACAAATAATAATTCACAACAAGCTACTACTTCTACTGTAAGAAAGCGTGCACCTTCAGTACAAGATATGAAACCAGGATACTATATTCTAAATGCAGAGGAAACTGCTAAAAAAGGGATACCTAAATATATTTACTTAGGTCCAGAGCCACCAAATCTAATTTACAATCATTCTGAAATTAATAATTCAATTGATGCAGAATAATTATTGACTTAAATAATCACAACAATCATATATTTATATAAAATGAATCCTGTAGTTACAATCATAACGCCAACATTTAAGAGAGATCCTAAGATTCTTAAACGTTGTCTTGACTCTATAAATTCTCAAACATATACCCATTGGTATCATATTATCATTGCAGATGATGAAACACTAGAAGGACATGTACCAAAAGAACTAATTGATGAATACACATCTGAGAAACGTATCTTTCTACCACTTGGAAGGCGATCGAATGATTCTGGAAATTCACCACGCATCAAAGGTGTTGAAATGATTCAAGGTGAATTTACACACTTCTTTGATGATGATAATGTAATTTTTCCAAATTATTTACAAACATGTATGGATTACTTTAAAGAAAATCCATCCAAAGATATGTCTATTTGTAAAATTATTCATCTTGGACCTCTTCCTCAACATCTTCATCCTCCACCAAAAGTTCTAAATGGTAATCCTCCAGTTCTTCAAAATATTGATACTCTTCAAGTATGTATTCGTTCCTCTGTTGTTAAACAGTACGGCTGGTTAGAAACAGGTGTTTATTTGGCAGATGGATACACACTTGAAAACTTTGCAAAGCACTGTTCATATGGATTTATAGATGAAATTCTTGGAGTTCACCTATGAGCAGACTTGTGAAAACCCAGAAGAGATAACCTGTCCAAACAGTACTCCAAAAAACACATAATAGGCAACAGCAAAGCCTTTTAGTGTAGGTGATCGATTTTCAGCATCAATTACTGTAACTTGTGGAATTTGTACAAAGAGGGATGTAATTGGTGCTCGAATATATGAAATTTGTGAGATGCCTAGAGCTCCATAGACAAAAGGTAGAATAGGCCAAGAAGATGAAAATGCAGGACCTACATGCACAGATTTGCAAGCAATATATTGTCCAAGTACATTTAAACCAACGCCAAGCATAAAAATAATTACAGGAATGATACCCCATAGAATCATTGAAAACATTGCAGTACTAAAATTACGTGATTGGTTATATACGATTATAATTGCAATTGCAATAATAATTGCAAGTGCAAATGTTGATACATAAACATATGTCTGAGATGCTGATGATTTATCCGGGTCAGGCATAGTTGTTTTCTTCTATGTAGTATTTTTATAGTTTCAGGATAGATATGGCAACAGAAACACCCTCTGTAAAAGATTTAACAAGATTTTACAAAGGTCTAGCCTATAAATATTCTACATCAAAAACCAGCTCAAAAAAATTCAAAGAGTACAAAAACTACACATATGAATATACAAAACATGGAAATCTTGAAATGCGAACACTTGCTGGAAAGAAGGAACTTCGTCTAAAATTACCTGACTATAGAAAACCTACATTTGAAGAGATTGAAGAGGCTGAACAAGAGAGGAGTCAAGCAATTGAAATAGCTCAAAAAGAATTCAATCAAGCAAGAGAGGCTCTTCGTCAAGCAATTTTAGGTGATGATCTTACACCACAAGAGCGTGTTATTCTAAATACTAAAGTGCAAGAGGCTGATGATAAATTACAACTAGCACGTTTTCCATTACGTGAGATTATAACAATCCCATCAATTGATCAAAACAGAATTATTTTAGATGATCCATATGAAACTCGAAAATTAAATAATGTATTGCTATTTACGGCAAGACCTTTCACTCTTGAAACACAATATACACGTATTGGAATACAAGAACCAGAAGAGCCTGTTGAAACAAAGAAGACAGTTGAACTAAAACGCAAGAAGAGGCCCATTATTTTATTTAAATCTCCTGCAACAAATGAATATGGATTTATGAGTTTAGAGTGGCCAGTTATTTTTGAATTTCGCAAAACTACCTACAAGTCTGCAAAACATGCTCTACTCGGTGAACTTGCAAAAGAGTTTGATGATAATGCTATGTTTGATCGTATACAGTCTATAGAGGATCCAAATGCACTTACATTCACATTTGAAGATTATACAGATGTTACAGAAGAAGCATGGGATTCTAAGAGAGGTGTATTAATTCAAGAGATCATAAGAGAAAAATTTAAACAAAATCCAGAGCTAGCAGAGCAACTTGTACAGACAAAGAGGGCTCGACTTGGTGCTGATATTCTTGGTGATCTTCTGTTTGGCATCGGTCTGTCGATCGAAAATCCGCTCGCATCCGATTACAAAAAATGGACTGGACAAAATCTATTGGGCCTTGCCCTTGAAGATATACGTAGTGAACTCAAAGAAGAGAGACGAGCACAAGAAGCTGAAGAGGCAGTTACAGAAGAAGCTCCAGTTCTTGATACAGAAGGAATTGTAGAAGGAGTTGGAGAGCTTGCAGAAGATGCGGTTGATGCAATGGGTGAAACTACAACAGCAGTTGCTGAAACAGTTGCTCAATCTGCATCTTCTGCAGTCGATGCAGTAGCCGAAACAGCACAATCTGCTGTGAGTGCAGTAACAGAGGCACTTTCTCCTAAACCATCTGTATCACAGCCGATTGTTAAAAAGCTACGTATAATTAAACCATCCTCAACTGCCTCAACTTAAAGGAAAGGGTTTGAGTCGACTCTCATTCGCATCACAATTTACCTCTTTAGTTATATACTTATAGCATATTCCATTTGTATCTTTATAGAGTAATTTCTCTGCAGTTTCAGGAGTTGGATATTTCATAACAGGTGTCATCATAGGTTTCATTCCAAAGATACCTACTGCTCCTAGAACTAGACCTAGTGCTAATGCCCACCAAACAATATGCTGAATCATTTATCTACTACTAATCATAGAAATGATTCGGCAAATTCTCAATAGTCCACTTTTTAATATAGCGTTTAGTTTTTTGCTAGGTATTGGAATTGTTGCAATTCTTCGTCCAATGTGTAAAGATAGTACAGGCCAGTACACTGAATGCAAAGTTGATAAAGCACCGCCTGTAAAAGACTGGAATGATACGGTCTATCGCATAGGGTCAAAGTGTTATGAGTTTAAAACACAAACTATCGAATGTCCTAAAGATAAAACACAGTATATTGAATCTTTTAAATCACAATTTCAACAGCGTGAATCTCTTATTCAACGCGTGCCGTAATCTCCAAAGAGGTTTTCTCAAATATGCAGAGAACTATGTCAACTGCAGGCACATTATTAAGTGATCTTGACTCCAAATCTCCGGCCTCTGGTGGAGGAGATGAAGACTTAGTTAATAAAATACTTGCAGATATGAACTCATCTGGTATGAATCCTGTTATGCAAGGAGGTCATCCACAAGGTGGTTCTCTTCCACCTGCACCATCAGGTCGTGTAATTTCATCACCTAATCCAAATTCAACCTACCCAATTGCAAGTGATCCTGCAACTGCAACTGCACATATGATTGGTAAAGACTATCCGACACCTGCAGACTTTGCATCCCTTATGTCAAATGGATATGCACCATCACCTCAAATGATGACACAAATGCAGATGCAACAACAAGGACCTGTACTCGCTCAATTATCATCCAAAGGTAACTGGTATTCCGAAATACTTAATCAATTACGTCAGCCTATACTTGTTGCTTTAATTGTATTTATTATGAGTTTACCTATTATTCATGTTCTTATTGGTCACTATCTACCTAATTTACTAAGACCCGGTGGTGATCTAACAACACTAGGACTAGTATTGAAATCAGCAGTAGGCGGATCGCTCTTTTGGTTTATAAATAAAGTTCTTGTTCCCCTTGTTGCAGTATAAAATTACTAATCCAAGAAAATCAAAATATACAGAGTTATGTAGAGGATTATCATGAAGTTTAATTCAACCACATATTGGATTGCACTAATGATGCTAGCACTTTACTCTGTATATATACTTAGTGCATTAGGAATTGTAGGTCTTCTGCTATCTATGTCATTCGGTCTAATTGCTGCATCATTCTTAGATGATTTTGAACTTGTAACAGTTACGGTTGTTTTACTAGGCCTTGGATATGTAATCATGACACGATGGATGGGTTCAAGACCTATTGTAAAATGCAACGCAGGAAAGAAAGAAGGATTTTCTGATGGATCTCCTAAAGAAATTACAACACTTATGGACACGATGGAACAACAGAAGTATGGGAAAGATCGCAGGGTTACACCTATGTCATGGGCATCTCTCGATCCTACAGGTGTACTAAGTAAGGGTGTAGAAGGTTTTGAAGATATCTCAAAACCAAGTGAAACTGAAAAGAAAGAAGGTGCTCCTGCTGAATCTGCACCTGCAGAGGCAAAAACTGTAGATAAAAAGCCAGTAGATGAACTACAAAAAAAGGTTGAAGAGGCTACAACTGCACCCAAAACAAATGGACAATCTCCACCTGCAAAACAGGCAGACGGATTTCGAGCAAATCAGGCAGGTTTATTCAAACTCGGTGAACTTCCCTCTGAATCTGCAGAAGGTCCTCACATTGATGCAGGAACAACACTTATGAAAGCCATGAGTGCACTTAATCCTGAACAAATTACTTCAATGACACAAGATACACGATCACTTATTGAAACACAACAAAATCTAATGGGAATGTTAAAGAACATGCAACCAATTCTACAAGATGGTCGCAAACTACTTGACAGTTTCTCAGGAATCTTTGGGTCCGACATGTCTCCTCAAAAAGGATTTAAACTTGGTGGAATGAGTGCGTAATCTGTTCCAGTCATCTAAATAGAAACAACACAAATGCCACGGGGTTCTTGTCCACCAGGTGTTTTATGTTTATCAAATTCTTTACTAATAACACTTCTAGCAATTGCACTTACAGGTATAGCAGTGTTATTTTATCTACAAAATACCTCTGCTCAGTACATCACGAGTGCTCTTACACAGACACAAGAATTGGCTCTTCAACCACAAATGCCACAGAGAAAGCAAACAGTTGTCAATGTTGTAAATCAAGGAGGAGATGATCGTTATACAATGGCTCCACAACCTTTGCGAAGCTGGTATGCTCCACCAGAGTTTCCACCTCGTGGTGGAATAGCATCCATCCCGATCAATATTCCTACACAAGGTCTTCCTGAAAGTTTTCAATCGATGGGAATGTTACACGTAGACGGAAAAATGCTACCACTATTCGGGCGTCGCACAGTAGGCTCTTCCGATCGATGGAATTATTATACTCGTACGGATACCTATAATCCTATACCTATTCCATTAAGATATCAAAAGAGAGATTGTATGGATGATGTAGGTTGTAGTGAACTGTATTCTGGTGAACATGTACAACTCGAAGGTACTGGTGAAAAAGGAAAGGTAACACTCTATCGTATTGATGGTCCTAAGTATATACCAGGACTTTTATAGACAAACGTGACAGTAAATAGTTTACAATAAAGAGAATAGGTATAGTAACAATGTCATTGTGTCCGATAAATGTACAAACAGGAATTGCACAACTTACAGGACCAATTACATCAACACTATTAAATGAAATTAGTGTTGCAAGTGCACCATTAATAGCATCTTTTGCACCACGCACAACAGCTCCTTCTTTACTTGGAAATATAATTGATGAATCATCTGATCATACTATTCTATATAAAGGGTCTCGATACCAATTACTTGGAGGAGTTCAAATTGCAACACCTATTCATAAAGGATTCAAACTTCCATCAAATCCCACGCAACCCGAACCTGATTATGAGCTTATTATACCTTTTGTCAATTTACAAGTAATTGGAACATATCCAACTGGAATACTTTTATTTGTACCTATTTACAATTCTGGTACAACATCACATGCAGGCTATATTCAGCAACTTATTAATGCCGAAAAATATCCAGTGGCCTCTTTACAGACAATATTTTTTGAAAAAGAAGGTGATACTACACAGACATCATTTGCTTATAATACATGTGTAGATTATGTAAATTCATCAGGTGAGCGTGGCAATAGTACACTACGTATGTATTATTTTCCAAATGGAATTAATTTACAATCAGCTGATTTTCAGGCATTAACACAAATACTTACACAAAAAAACAAAATAACAGTACCTCCATTTTATTTACCTCCGGTTTTACGTGATAATACAATGTCGACTGTAACTTCATTTACATTTGATAATGATGGGAATAAAATTCCAAGTACAACATCGGATGATGGACAACTTTATACAACTCAGCTATCAACTGCTGGTCAAGAATTTCCACAACGATTCCAATATTTTACAAAGCCTATTCAACTATCAAGTTCTACATTTCCAAAATCATGTCCTTATTATACTACTACACAATACAAATGTGTACCGTTTGATCGATTAAAGGATTTATCTGGAAATATGGTAATACCTGGTGGTGTTACCTTAGATAAGATTATTACTACACAAAAAGTACAGGATGAATCAACAACAAAAACTTCATTAACAACTGCAGATGTCGGTGAAACACTAGGTATTACGGCAGGAATTGTAGTAGGAGGATTTGTAATACTATATCTAGGTGATAAAGTTCTTAAAATATTGCAATCATAGTTCAACATGAATAAAATTGTAAATGAACAACAGGTAATGAATACACTTCCTATTCTAATAATTACAGCAGTTGTTGTACTTCTGCTTGCTCTGTATTATTTGGATTGGAAAGTAACACATGAAGGATTTACAACACAAACTTCGTCAACTACAACAGGCAGTTTATCTTTTTGTCCCAAATCAACTACACCGTTTTTTGACAAATCAGGAGATACTGTATGTTGTGATGGAGTTGTAAAAGGAAACATATGTCAAGGTAAACCTGTTTGTGCTCTTTCAAGCGGACATAAATCTCTACCTACATGTCAATCGTTTATGAAAACCTATTACCAAGAAAAAGGAAAACAAATATGCCCATCTTCGCTTCCCAATTATTTTGAAAATCCATCCAAACATATCTCTGGATGTACAGATGGTCAACTCAATTCGGATATGAATGGACCTAACTTACCCAATGCAAATGTATGTACTGTCTATAATACAGAAGAAGAAAACCAATCCAAAAAAGACAGCTGTTTTAATCAAAAACGATTAGCCAATATACAGTGTTTTGGCAAAGACTGTACAAAAACTCTAAGTTATCAAGCATCTTCAAAATCAAACCTTGTGTCAGTTGAATTTACTGGATTAGATGGACATCGTCATACATGTTATGAAAAAGACTCTTATATAGATTATTTAAATCATAGTCAACCAAATTGGAGAAAGAATATGAATTTTGATCCTGAGAAAAATAGTAAAATGTGCGATGTTGCAAAGAAAATATATGTAGATCGCACAATGGATGCAAAGGATGCACAGTGATATCTCTTACAAGGAATCAATTATTGTCAATGAACACAGTTGTTTGCATACAGGACATGTATTATTTTGTTCATGCCAAATTGCTATAGAATCGCGATCAAATACATGAAAACATGATGTGACTGTACACGCTTTATCATCTATATCTTCCATAGAGATTGGACAAATTTCACCTCTATGTTTTGCATCAGTAGCAACAATCTGTGCAATATGTTTAGGTAATTGCTTATGTATTTCATATTGTTTTACTGTATGAAATGCACTTGCTATATAAATTGCACCAAAACGAGCCAGTTTCTCTTCAGGTGTTAAATCAGGAGTCGTTACATATAATAATATAGCTGGAACATAATGCAAACATAGTGCTTCATCTATATATTTTTTTATTGAATCTGGAATGGTCTGTGAAAAGAGTGTTTCAAAATGATTTGTATTTGCAGGAACAGGTTCATCTGTTTGCCAAACACCAAGTGATAAATTAGGAGGTGCTTGTACTTCGACTAAATCACTATGTTTTATAATAGTATGATGTGTATTTACTAAGCGTGATCCATTTAAATATAATACAGGTATCCAATAATCATCAGTATGTTTTAATACCCTGCATGATACTGAAATATGTATTTGTTTACCATTGAATAAATTTAGATGTGAATGACGTGTAACGGTTGAATGATTACATACAAGTTGAACACCTTGTATAGTAGGAGCATTTCTAAAATGCCACAGTGAGTCTGTAGCATTATATTGTAAAAAATTATACTCTTTTTTTGTCTTTTTCCAGACTGCAACAATATCACGATGAAATAAGAGTGACATTTTATAGCAAAAATAATAATAAATTATAGTCTATTTATTATTATTTATGATTGTTTATGCTCTTTATCTATAGAACATTACGAGAATCTATACCAAATCCTTCTTTTTGAAACATTGGTCCAGCTTTTGCACCTTGTGGAACAGAAGGAAATATAACTTTACCATTTAATGACTCTGCACTTCCAATAGGTGTAAAATCATTTGAGTTTGCGCTACAACTACTATTGGGAATATAGTACATAATTCTATCATCAGGAGTATCAAATTCCTTTACAGGAACAGTTTGTTGCGGTATTGCCTCTTCATCAACTGTCATTTCAACAGGTGTGTTTTTATCCACAATATCTGCAAAACGGTAACGAGCAATTTCTACTTTACGACGATTACGTTCAATGTAGAGTACTGCAATTAAGAAGAATGTTAATAAGCCCATAATTGGACCTTGAGTAATTGCATATAATAAACCAATTATTGCAATGAAACGAATAGGTATTAAATCTAAAACAAGTAATATATTTGTAGGTAAAAATCCAGAAAGTAGAATTCCACCTATAAGAATTAATTCAATCTTGCCTATTTGTTTGAATAGATCTGCCATAGTCTCTATAACAAAGTGCGAATCTAAAAATTTGATTAGATATTTAAATACACATTAGCAAGTCTACTAGAATGTCTGGTGTATCCGCACATGAAGCTACTACAGTTGTTACAACAAGAGGATACGCAATACTTAAATCTGCATTGGAAGATGAAGATGCACAGTATTTACGTAAATCACTTACAGTATCACCAAAAGTGATTGAAAAGTTTGCAAGGGGTAATCAATCATTTACCATTTACTTAGAGTCATCTTCACGCTTCTATGTTCCAAGGCAATGGGGGATTGAACATTTTGGAGAACCGGAAGTTGAACTTATTACACATGGAATGAATCTTCCAGAAGATATTAAATTTATTGGAACACCGTATCCTTATCAAGAGACTATCATTGATACATTTCTATCGAAGGGAGGCTCCGGTCTAATCTGTGTACCCTGTGGTCGAGGAAAGACATTTATGGCCCTTTGTATCGGAGTCAAACTTGGAAAGCGATTCTTGATTGTTGTTGATAAGGAGTTTTTGGCAAATCAATGGAAAGGTGAAATTGAGAGATATCTTACCAAAGCACGTGTTGGAATTTTACAAGGAAATAAGGCTCAAATTGATCCTGAAAAATATGATATCACAATTTGCATGTTACAAACAATTTGCCAAAGAGACTTTCCGAAAGACTATTTTACAAACTATGGGTTTACAATTTTCGATGAGTGTCATCATTTGGGAGCTCAGCATTTTAGCAAAACGCTTTCAAAGGTGCAAACGAAGTTTATGCTTGGATTAAGTGCAACTCCAGATCGAGATGATGGATTGACAAAAGTCTTTGAATACTATCTTGGAGCACCAGTCTATCAAGAATCAATTCGAGAGCCAGATCCAACTGTAGAGGTTGAGGCTCTTTGGTATACCGACTCTGACCCCGCGTATTCTGAAGCTCCGGTTGACTGGAGAGGAGAAGTGATCACCGCTCGGCTCTTGACAAAAGTTGTTGAGTGCAGACGGCGGACAGAAACGATTTTGAAAAGACTTAGAACTTTGGCATCGGACACACGCAGAAAGATTTTGGTCTTGAGTGAACGTCGATCTCACCTCGAGGAACTTTTCGACAATCTGGAGGAGTTCACGAGAGGCTACTATGTCGGAGGCATGAAGCAAGAAGATCTAGACCGGAATGCCGAAACTTGTCAGATTCTACTTGCAACATACGCAATGGCGTCAGAGGCTATGAATATCAAGGCTCTTAATGCCATGATTATGGCCTCTCCTCGCAAGAAAGTCGAACAAAGTACTGGACGTATTCTTCGTATTCGTCCTGAACACAGGCAAGTTGCACCACTTATTATTGATGTCATTGACCAACATGAAACATATGAACGTCAATGGTATCAGAGATTACGATACTATAAAAAATGCAATTATACAGTCAAACATGTAAATAAGCCTAAATCAACAATGGAGGAACGTAAAGAATTTGAGAAAACATTGGAAACAACATGCGCAATTAAGATTACTGAGGAATGATTTTACCTGGAACTTCATAACAACACTTTGATGTTATTAATGCATTTACAGGATCAGCAACTATCACTGTGTTTGCTTGACGAATTTGTGTTAGTGTTGAACTATCAAGTGTTTGACGATAAAAGCCATTTGCAAGCGTATAAGATTGTTTTTGTTCTGTTCTATCCTGTTCATTCCATAATGCATTATTATATGACTGATTTACAGTAACTAATCGTGATTTAGTAGTATTTGATGCAACAGGCTCATAATAGATGACAAATATTGAAAAACCAGTAGCTCTAGCAATCACTTGAGATTGTTTTGTAATCGGATCATATTTAAAACTACTTGGAAGCCTATTGTATGTATTCGCAATACCTAAACTAGCCAATACTACATTTGTTACACCAACACTCGCATCTCTTGCTACTCGTTCAGGAATTGTATTTGTAGTATCAATTTCTAGTTCAACAGATGAAGGCGGTGCTTGACCTGTTAATGTATTAGCTGTCAATTGAAATGCACCCGCTAGCGTCCCACCTTGTTGAGAAATTGTATTTCTCACTCCAGCCATTGCTTCTTGATCAATATCCACCGTACCAGCACTAATTGATGCATCAAAGTCTGCAGTTACAATAGTATTAATATTTAATAATGATAATGGCACTCCAGCACTTGCTGTTTCAACAATTGATTCTGCAGTAATACCCTGTTCTTGAACCTGAGCAGTTTGACCAGCAGGTAATGGAGATATAGGAGAAGATACTCGAAGTGAATAGACAGCTGGATTACTTGGTTTAAATGCACGAATTGTGACTTGATATTCTAACCCTGAATCTAATCCAGTAACAGTTGTTGAATAGGTTCCTTTCGTATTTGATGAACCCCATGTTATAAAAGAACTAGGTGGACCATTTGCTATTTTTACCATAAATTGATAGGTAAATTTACCATTACTAGGTGGTGTTGTTGAAGCTGGATCACTCCAAGTCAGAAGTATAGATTCAGATTGTGCATTAAAGGATGCTTGTTGCACGGGACCTACTGTATCCTGTAATGTTACAGTATTACTTTGTACAGTTTGGCCTAGTACATCCTTAACTATACAATAATAAGTATCACCATCTATTGGATTTTGAACTAAATAGAAATTATCAGGATATGACGATATTTCTACACCATTTTTGTAAAAGGTATAAAGCAAAGAAGTTGGTGGTACAATAGAACTCGATGCATTAAGGCGAAGAAACGTTTCAAATCCTTGGGAAGAATCAACATATAATGGTTCAGTTATTACAGGTGGTGCAACTACTTGTGTAGCTACATTATTATTAGAGTAAGTTGGATTCCATCCAGTAGAACCAGTTTTATAGTATATTTTCAGATTTGGATTAGGATTATTTGCAAATACGTCAGTTCCTGCAGTTGGAGCAGTATTTGTACCTATATATACATTTTCTAATGCTGTACATGAATTTAATGCAGAATCACCAAACGTCGTTACACCATTTGAAATAAATGTTGTGAGAGATGTACATCCTGCAAATGCACCTTTTCCAATATTTGTAACATTTTTAGGAACATTTACATTTACTATATTGGTGCAAAATCCAAATGTATTTTCTGGATATGATGTAATAGTTGTACCAAGATTAATATTATCAAATAGTACAATTCCTAGACATTCTATAAATGTACCCACTTCTAAACTTTGTAAAGATGGCATATTAACAACACTTAAGTTTGCACAACCTGAAAATGTATTTTCATATCCACTAAATGTTTGGAACGAAGGCATATTTACTACGACTAATCCAACACAGTTTGCAAATGTAGACTCGCCTGGAACAGGCCCTGTAAAATTTAGTAAGTTATTCATAGTTATGGAACTTATACCTGGACAATTACTAAATGCACCAGCAGTTAACTGTGTAACAGGATGTCCAGCACCATCATCATTTATAACTAATGAACCAATAGGTTTATCACCTGGAAAATCAGGTATATATCCAGTGCATGTTACATTTCCACTTGGATCAGGCGATGTAAATGTTAGTGTAGGCATTCTATTATAAAGTAAAAATAATTTTTATTTTATAATAAAAAAATAAAATTTTACGCATTAATGTGTATTCATGCATGCTTGGTTAAATTGACGAGCAGGATAGCCAACTTGCATCATAACCCCAGGATTATGAACTGGTGCAGGAGTCATTGGTAAACTATCATAGCCAGCAGTTGGTGCATAATAACGCATTGCATCGACTTGACCTACATAGACGCCACCTCGCATCTTTCTGGTCTTACGTACACGACGGGATCCTCTACGTTTTCCTCGCTTACCACCCTTTATGGCAGGAGCCATTTGTGTCCATCCTTTAATACCAGCACTGCTTACAGCGGTAGTAGCTTCTTGTAAAGCCATATCAGGATTTAGAGTATTTGTTGTTCCAGATTCACATGCAACGCGGTAGAAAGGTGCAGGTGTTATACCAACTCCATTGGAGGGATTTAATGGCCCATCTCCAGGAAAAAAGCCGTAGCGACCACCTTTTATAACTGGAGCAGGGGCCATTTGAGCAAGTTCTTGAGAAGCACCTGTTGTTAATACTCCGCCTGCACGACCACCCATAATAACGGGACCACCTGAGCCAAGTTGCGACGCACCGCCACGACGTGTTTTGCGACGGTGGCCACCACCGACTGAAACACCGGGTAGACCCTTATTAACGTATCCATAATGTGTAATATTACCAGGTCGTTCAGGTACACCTGCACAATCTTTACCAGGGCCAGTGTACTGAGCATGGGTTAGACCACCAGGATAGAGCATCGGTAGTTTATCTGTCCAGCCACCGCCTCGTATTTTACGGTGAGATCTACGATGTGTTGATTTACGTCTATGCATTGATTTTTTCGACCGTTTGGCCATTGTCTCCTACTTTTGCATGCGGAAAAAAGGAGCGTGCAGAGATTGGAGTCTCAGCTTGCAAAATAGTTTTAATCTCATATTTATTAAATTCTTTATTCCATTCAACTTCAACGGGTACACCATCGGAGTACTCTGCAGATACTTTACGCATCTGTTGGCTTACATCCATAGATCGAATACTCGCAATACCAATTTGGAAATCATCTTGAGCATAGAGTGTATATGTATCGGGAAGTCCAAGTAGCACGTAGGGTTTAGCAAGTGCACAAATTTGGACATTCACTTCAGGTGCTCGTTTAAGTGCAGGAGGTTGATAAGGTTTATGATCAACAGGTGTTACACTATCCCACCAAAACCATCGAGGAGATTTTACATAATCAGGTTGTATAATCCATGATAGACTTGCATCATAGGTATCTTTCCATTGCATAAGTGTCTGGGGAGTAACAATACGAGGCTTTACAGAAAGTAACGGTTGATCTGGAGGAATACGAGACCACATTTCTCGAAGACTTTCCCACCGTTCTGAAAATCGCAAACTAGACCATAGATCTTTTCCATTACATACGAGCAAATCCTCAATTTGCAGAGTACCTTCACTTTTTAGTAAATTTGATAGACATACCGTTGGACCTTTTGATGTAAAATTAGGGGGTAAAATCCATCGTAATGTATATCCTTCATGTTTAATAGTATCCCACATACATGGTGCAAATCCATCCAAAAAAATTAGATAATTTGCAGGACGCCGATCGAATTTTGGCCAAACCCAAAGAGTATCTTTTTCCATAAGATACTTTGCACGATGTCCTGGTAAATGCACTTCCATGCGTCCATTTAGAAACTCAAATGAACGAAATACAGATTCTAGTGCCTTGATGTGATCTGCATCGAGGCACTGAAATCGTTCAATACGTAGCTTTGGGGATCTATCAAAATCAGGTACAGATGTATGAATACTCATTTTGATATATTATTCTTACTATAAAAACGTGAAGAGCCTTTAGATTATATTTAAAAGGCTGAGAAATTTGCAGGACTTACACTATCATTTGCGTATACTCCATTCATAAATTCACCAGAATTTTGAACAAATTCAGTATTGAAACTTTGATAGGATTGTGGTGATGTTTGTCCAGGATATCCAGCAATACCTGCTTGTGATGCAATTACAGTTTGATTATTATCAGGTGCAGGTCTGTAGGATCTTTCAGGATAACGCATATTTTCAGGAGCATCTGATGCTTCTTGTTTATCTGCATATGGATCAACTGCATGAGGCTCTCCATACACTACCTCTTCATCATTGGGGGGAGCCTGTGCGGGAGAAGAGGGACCGGAAGGCGTAATGGTTCGTGGAGGTGCTACGGGAAGTTGACGAATTTCAAGGGCCGCCTCGCCAGGTTGATTATTCATTTCAAATCCTTCAGTTCCAAACAGTTTATCTTTAACAACGGTATATAGTATGAATCCTAAAATCAAAATTCCAATGAATGAAATTATTGATGAGCTCATTCACTCTTTTTGAGTTCGTGAAAATTGAGTATATTTTTATGACACTCCAATTATAGAATGTCAGAAGACCCATTCAATATACACGACTTTATTAAATCTGCACCCTTTCTTCAAAGTGATGTAAAATCATTACCAACTATCGAACAAATAAGGGAATTTATATCAAAAGATGAATGCAAAAGTATACCAAAGGATGAAATATCAGATTCATTAATAAAGAAATTACTTGAATTTACGAATACAAATTTACAAGGGGAATCGATTTCTGAAGAGCAGTTGAAGACACTTGTAGCGGATGCAATGAAGATTGTTCAGATTGTGACCGATGTTTCAAATGATGTGAAAGAGGTCGTACAGGATGTGAAAGAGATTCACGTCGAGGTCCAACAGAAACTGGAGACGATTGTTGAAGAACTCCATAATGCTGATTCTGTATCTGATAAGGTCGATGTTGTTGTTGATTCTGTAAAGGATGTTGCCGATACTGTGAAGAAGATTTCTGATGTTGTTGAGGATGTTTCTGATAAGGTCGACTCTGTCGTTGATAATGTTGCGAAGGTTGTCGATCTCGATGAGAAGAAAGTGAATGAGGTAAAGGAGACCGTCCAGGAAGTGAAGGAGATTGCCGAGAAGGTTGAGGAGATTGCGAAGGATATTGAGAAGAAAGTTGACGAGATGCAACCCGTGATCGAGAAGGGTGTGACGGTTGTTGACAAAATTGGGAATTTTTGTGGACTATTTTGCACTGTAAGAAAGACTCCTGCTCAAAAATCCGCTTAAACCAGCCTGAATGAGTTTGAATATATTGTTCATTTTCATTGACTTTATAAAGTTTACATTCAAAAGTTTGTAAATAATTGAAACCTATCCAATCAGTTGGCATTTTTTGAATATACTGGATTGTTTGATTTAAAGCCTGATTTACCCATTGTTTTACAATTTTAAAACTTTTACTGTTACCATTCGATTCTTCTAACCACCAATCAGAACCCAAATAAATAGTTGTATTTTCAAATATCATTGGATCGACATCTGGAATTGTAGATAAAGATTCAGTATATAATTTCATTGTATTTGTATATAAAATTTCACTATGTAATAAACTTGATCAACCATTTAAGCACTTACCGAGGTATGTAAATTAGAGAGTTGTATCAAAATGCCAACAAGTGCCCTTACAACTGTGCTTCTATCCACAAAAGGAGATATTAAGAAAGCAAATATTACATTTAATGAAGATGGTGAACTTTCATTAGATGCAATTCAAAAATATTTTCGTAAAAAAGATACACCAGAGGAATTAGGATATTACAGCTTCAAAGAGAAATCATTCATAATTATTGGTTATAAAAAAGGAAAAACAGGATCAGAAAATAAACATGAACTTCCTGGTCATTTAAATAAGCAAGTATTTTATGGAGATATGATTGTTATTCAAATAAATAAAGATGATGACTGGAAAGAAAATGCATTACCTATGACAGTAGATCAATGGAAAGAATTCATGGAATATCAAAATGATGATGAGACTTCTACAACTGAAGAAAGTATTCAAGATGAAGAAGAGGAAGAAGAACAAAATGAATTTGATGAAGAAGGGGAAGATGATAAAAGTGATGAAGATGAAGATGAAGATGAGGAAGAAGATAAAGATGAATTAGTTGACATAGAGGAGCCTGAAGAAGAAATTGAACCAGAACCTCAAATTGTTCGACGCAAAAAACAGCTTCTACCGAATGTAAAAGCAGACGCGAATGCATTCAAAGAAGAGGTTGACCTAACAAAACCAGCATCAAGTCATCCACTTCGTGAACATTGTTTACGTAAACTTCTGGAATTATCACCAAAACCTTTTAGTGAAGAACAAATTACTAAACTAGAATTTGCAATCTTTAAAGCTACATATGATCAGGCTCACAGACATTTTGTACCAAGAAACTGGAAATCATTTCATTTTACAGAATTGTATAAACAAATTTCTCAACATGTACTTTGGAATATCCATCCTAAAAGTCCAATCCAAAATAAACGCCTACTTGAACGAATCATTGAGAAAGAATTTGAGCTTGAATCACTCCCTACAATGACAGCATATGACATGTATCCAGAGCATTGGAAAGAACTTGCTGATAAACTACTTATTCGTGAACAAAAGATTCTTGAAGGTAATAAGAGCCGTGCAACTGATCAATACAAGTGTCATCGTTGTGGTAAACGTGAATGTACATATTATGAGATGCAGACGCGTTCAGCAGATGAACCTATGACAATCTTTATTACTTGTTTAAATTGTGGAAAACGTTGGAAACAGTAATAAAGTATTCTCTTACTTTATTAGAGTCATGGAAGAACTTCGAGGCCAATTTAAAGAAATCATAATTCCTATTGCACCCTCAGTTCTTTATGATATTCAAATTAATACTATATTAAAAACCAAATCTAGTTTTAAAAATATTAATTCATTTATTCCAAAAAAACAACTATTAACTCCTCAATTAAAGATAAAAGTTGGGTCTCCGATTGTTCAATAATTTATAGAACCATAAGATCAATAAGCCTCCAATATTCATATTTACCATTAGCCAATGGACGTTTAATGATATAGGGTAATCGTTTTTGTTCTAATTCTAGTTTTGCAATATCGCGTACATTTGTAATATGTTCGGGAACAGCAATAAAGGGTTTTGATCCTTGGCTTAGTTGGTTTGCTCGTAACCCAATGATTTTTGTTTTTTCGTACAAAGTCAAGAATGGATATGTTGTATGTTTATCCTTATCCACAAGTTTAGGAATAAGGGATTCAGCATAATCAATAATTAATTCGGGATGTTGATTATATAGTTTTTTTAATTCAGGACGAACATTTGAAATTTCTGTAATATCTTCAAGTGTATCTGCATTTACATCATCACCATCAAAGCCATCGCCATCAAATCCATCATCATCAGCTCCAGCTTCAAAATCTTCTTTATCTGCCATTGTATCTATTAGTATTATATATAGATCTAACTTTAGGTACAATCAATTTTTTAAATATGTTAAATAAGAACTTAAAATATTGGTGTACTTTTTAAATACTAGAGTGAAGATGGAAGCTACAATTCAAACAATCGCCTGTATAGATTCATTTGATGAAATGGATTTACCCGACGAGATTGCTCGTGGGATTTTTTCTTATGGATTTGAAAAGCCATCTAAAATTCAGTCCTATGCAATTAGTCCCATGAAAGAACATCGTGATGTTCTTGCCCAATCTCAATCAGGCACTGGTAAAACAGGTGCTTTCGTGATTGGTTCTCTGAGCTGTGTGGATAAGAATCTCCAGGCACCTCAGGTTCTCGTATTATGCCCAACACGAGAGCTATCCCAACAAACAGAACGTGTTGCACGTTCTATTGGTCAATATATGGGTCTAAAAGTACTTTCTGCAACTGGAGGAAATCAACTTCGTGCAGATTCAAATGCATTAAAAGATGGTGCACAATTTATTGTTGGAACACCTGGGCGTGTATATGATTTAATTCGCCGTGGAGATCTAAATCTTGAAAATATGCGTGTAGTTGTACTTGATGAGGCAGATCAAATGCTTGAAGATCTGTTTGCTGAACAAGTTAAATGTATTCTTGATTTTAAATTCCCAGCATCTACTCAGCTTGCACTCTTTAGTGCAACTATGCCTGCAAATGTATTAGAAGTTGCTGAAAAATTTCTTCAAAACCCTGTGCGTATTCTTCTACCACCAGATGAAGTTACTCTCAAAGGTATTGAACAATTTCATGTAGCTCTTCCACGAGAAGATTGGAAGTTTGAAGTACTACTTGATTTATATCAACATCTTAAAATCAACCAGGCTCTAATTTATGTAAATAAGCGTCAAAAAGCAGAACAACTTGCTAAAAAGATGTCTGAGAGTGGATTTAGCCTTGAATGTATTCATGGCGATATGGATGTAGCTGAACGTCGTAAACGTATGGATGATTTCCGTTCAGGGAATGTTCGTGTACTTATTAGCACTGATTTACTAGCTCGTGGTATTGATGTACAACAAGTTAGTGTAGTAATTAACTATGAACTACCTTCCAATCGTGAAAACTATATTCATCGTATTGGTCGATCAGGACGATATGGACGCAAGGGACTTGCTATTAATTTAGTAACAAATGATGAAATGACAATGATGCAAGATATTGAAAAATTTTACTCAACTTCAATTCCAGTGTTACCTGATAATCTTACAGGAATTGCTTCAACTTAAGTATTAGAGGGTGATGAATTAATATCACGAATATCATGACGACATACTGGGCAATGAACATTTCTAGAGAACCATGTATCAATACATGTTCTATGAAATTTATGATGGCATGCTTGAATTTCACGAATTGAATTACCAATATTCATATCATCTTGACAAATTGCACAAACATCATCTTCATTACGAATAGTCATATTGAAGATGCGTGTTGCATTTTGAATTTGTTCATTTGTTGGATGCACTACTACAGGATTTAAGAAAGAGGATGATAATCCTCCTCCACCAATATTAAATAGACTTGTTAGTGAATTAATTAAATTCAAACTTGATGTAACTTCATCCATGTGTGTACTCGGTACACCAGCACGACGAGTAGCTTCTGTGTTAATAGGAATCTGAAATAGTAATGGTTCAACTGTTGTATACATTTCTGTAGCTGGAATAGTATGTAGAGTAGCAGATACTCGAACAGGTGTGGGTGAAGACCCCCTTGCATATGCGCTATCATTCATATTATCATCAGAATCTTCTTGATCACCTTGATCCTCTTCTACTTTATTATCAGTATGTGTATTAGTATTCATATGTGCATGAACTGTATTTCGTCTAGATGTTGACGGATAATAACGATTACGTCCCATATTATAAAGATTAAAACGAGTACGAGTAGTTAATGTAATGTAGGATAAAATATCTTGTACATTTCGAAATTGTGAATTATTATATAGAATATCTGGAAAATAATTATGAAGATCGTCTAGGAGTTGAACTCCATAGATAACTTCAGATGAATGTGCCATTTTCTATTCTATAGATTATAATGAATCTTAAGCTATTATTTTCAAAAAATTTGAAAGTAAATGCTTAAACAATTAACTGTAATATTTATATATCCAATGTCTGATTCTATATCAGATAAATCCTCAGGAAAAATGGAGCCACCAGCTCCACAGTCCAATCGTGATCCTGCACTCAAGGGTGTAGTTGGGCTTATGAATTTAGGTAATACATGCTATGCAAATTCAACTATTCAAATCATTCGAGCAGTTCCAGAACTTAGTGCAATGATTGTAAGTGAAGATCTTGAGTCAAAAATTGTAAATAAAGATTCTAAACCTGCAAAAATTCTTCTAGCCTATCAAGATTTAATTCGTCCAATGTGGTCATCCTATAAACCTGCATATGTGCGACCTATGGGATTTATTAGTGAAATTCGCGAATGTGTAAAAGGCACAGTCTATGATAATTTTGGTATGCCCATGCAAAATGATAGTCATGAATATTTGGTATATCTATTGGATAATTTCCATGAGGCTATGAATAAACATGCAGGTAAATCAAAATTATCAGATACAACATCTTCGTCCGCAAGTTCAGGTATGAATGATCGTGCGGATGAAGGTTGGCGTGAATTTATCAAACATAATAATAGTCCTTTAATCGACTATTGTTTTGGAATGGTTCGACAAACAACCGAATGTCAGAAATGTAATAATCGAAGCTATCAATGGCAACCATTTAATGTCTTTAAAATTCCATGTGAAGGTGAAAGTATGCAAGATTGGTTTGCAAATGAACTCAAAGAGGAAGAGATTGAAGATTATGATTGTGTAAAATGTCGGCCAACACGTCAGAAAGCAACTCTATCCAGAAAGATCTGGCAACTCCCTCATATTCTATTCACTGGATTACGTCGATTTACTCCTGATATGCGTAAAATTATGAAACCCTGTCCATATAATGGGGAAGAAATAAATTTTCGCAAACACTTTGCATCTGAAAGTAATCACCCAAGTCGTTATTGGACATATGAACTTCGCGGAGTTGTAGATCATCATGGATCGCATATGGGAGGACATTACTCCTCGCAGTTCTGTCATCCACTTACACAGGAATGGTGGTGGATTGATGATGAATCAACTATGAAGATGGAAAAACCACGACTTCAGAATGGATCTAATTATATTTATCTATTTCGTGCAAAGCCTAGTACTGAACTTGCTGATCTAGAAGCGAAAGAGGCATAATTAAAAACGTAATCCACATTCAAATCCCTCTACTTTTTGTTCCCCAACATAGACACTATGAACACGGCTCATAAATCCAGTCCCTGAGCACACTCGATAGTGAACATGGGGATCTAATTTACCTTTCCATGGAACTGAATAGGGTTGTGGTTCACGTACTTTTAAAGTAACAACGCCATCGGATCCAGCAGTTGCAACTCCTGCATTTTCGTATTGCCCATATGCTTGTTTCCAATTATTAATTTTTTCAAGACCTTTGGTAGAAGGTTCTGAAGCCCAGTAAAGTACTTTAGCATTTGGACTCACTGTAACACGGACATCACGTGTTGAACCGGGTGGAACACGATCTGCTAAAACTGTGCATGGTGCAATCATTGGTCCTAAAAATGGTAAGTAGGTATCTCTATCAAACATAATAGCAATAGCACTAATGCCAATTAAAATATAAAACACTCTTGCAAATCCTGTGCCAAATATATCTTTTACAGGGTTTGTTGTAAACAGTCCAATAAATAGTAGATTAATACCTCCAATAATAACAAGTACAATTGCCATTTTAAATGCCCATTTTGATAGATAAAGGGGGTCTGAAAAACTTAATGCTAGAACATCAAATGTAGATGGGTCCATATCTATTTATTTTCTACAATTATTTTTTCATAAAGACTAATTGCTTTCGGTAAAAGATCTTCTACTCCATCATTATAAATGATATAGTCAGGTTCAATATCTTTTAGTAAATATTCAGATACATCATTTACCATTGATATTTCTTGACCTATTTTTTTTATTTCAATAGTTTTGCATATAGCATTTGGAAATTGTTTTGAAATAATGTCATATTCATTAGGAAATCTCCAATCTGTAATTATGATATTTTTATACAATGATGATTGAATATCTGATGCACACATATTTGCAAAAATATCAGGATTTATACTTCTACATTCACGCGCCTCTTCGAGTAAAATATCTCTCCATGTTTTTTTCGAAATAGGTTCAATTTGTATTTTTCCTATTTGAGAATGTAGTATAGATTCATCAATATTATATTTTACACTTATCATTTTTTTTAAATAATCTGCAAATGCAAAACGTGTAAAGCCAAATCTATCTATAAAGCACTTGCCAAAAGTATCTTTTCCAGCACCAGCAAATCCTCTTAAAAGTAAAATTATCATTGTATCTCTTATAAAGAATCAATTAATTCCTTAAATTTAACTATATTTTGTTTTTTCTCCTCAATAGTCTTTATATCAATTTCAAATGGAATTTCAGTATTAATAAAATTTCTTGAAGCAGATATTAAATTATAATAATCTTCAACACGTAAAAATGGATTATCATATGGTTTTTCCCTTGAAGTTTCACTTAATACTTTCATGCCACCAAATATCCATCTATCACAACGAATACATTCAAACATTTGATAATCATTATCACAATGTACATTAAGTAACATTCGACATTTTGCTAACTCACGATCACGTTCTTCCCCCCATTTTTCTAGAACTCTATATACTGAAAAACCATGATTTCTTAATATTTCTATTATTCGTAATCGTTTAATAGAACTTGACCCTATAAATGCTATATCATATTCTTTTGGAATTGTATTTACAAGATTCTGTATATAGTGTATCTCCTTTTCATAAGGTAAATAGGGTAAATATATAGTATGAATATTAAATGAGGGATCCTCATGTAAATAGTTAATGTTACCTTCACTAAAATCTATAAGCGTAGGTCTATCAATCAATATATGTCTATTGGTAATATAAAAATTATCAATTATATTACGTATGATTGTATTAAATC